AGTGCACCTGTCATGGTATCACCTGCCTTTAGTACATAGTTCCCAAGAGAACCTACCGCCGCATAGATACCGTCTAAGTAAGTAAAATTAAGACCAAGTGTAACGTCACCAGTACCACTATCCACACCACTAGAAGTCAGTGACAACCCTGAACCTGTTGTAAGGAACTTGGTTATCACTGCTTTAGTAGAAGTAGTAGTATTCAGGTCATCTCTAGTAATACTCTGGTCACCAACTTGGACACCTTGTACTTGAGTTACTGGCATTTAGTTATTATGCTTTAAAGTAGTTAACAAGAATCACTGAACCTGTTGGTGGAACTGCACCAGCTTGGAATGTGATAGTTGCTTGGTTAGCTGGAGTGTTGTACTGAATTGAGTAGTCATTAGACGCACCATTCTGTAATACACCATTCACATATACACTTTCTTGTCCTGTTACAGGGTTATTAGCAAGTACAAATATAGCATTCGTACCATTTATTGTACCTGAAGGTGTTTCTCTTGTTACGTATGCAGAGGATACAACTGTATTAAGGGAGGCATTTACCCAGTTAGTACCATTGTACTGTAACAGTTGCCCGTTAGTAGGAGTAGTAAGTACTACGTTAGATAAGTCACTTAATGATGCAGTTGCACCAGCAGTTACCCGACCATACACGTCATAGGTAATCTTCATTGCTGTACCAGCAGTTACCGTTGTGGCGAGGTCTAATGTAGGGTTACCTGATACACCATCACCATTTGTTACTGTAATACGAGCAGAAGATGCCGTAGACAATGTACGAGTAGTTGCAGTACCAGCACCAGTTCTCACGAGGATACCTGTAGTAGATACACCTGCAATAGCGGTAAGGTCAGCATCTAATCCTTGAGCATCAGTGATACCATAACCTGCCAATGTGGTAGGGTTAGTACCTGCTGTTACTCTACCATAGACATCCACTGTAACACTTCTATAAGTGGAAGCAGCAACACCTGTGGTCGCAAGGTCAATGTCATTTGCATTTACTACGATACGAGAAGTTGAGGCTGTTACCACATCTAATGTGTTACCATTCTTGGTCATACCCGCACCTGCTGTAATCTGACCAGCTCCTGAGAACTGTACAAAGACTAATGCAGTAGTATTTAGTACTATGGCACCAGAGTTGGATAATACCCACTGGCTCTGACCATTTGTAGTACCTTCTTCAACATAGGTAATCATACCTGATGTAACATCAGCAGAAGAGTCAGCATCAGTTGCTCTCGTCCACGCACCAGCAGCTACTACATAGATACCGTTTGCAGAACCAGTAGTCTGGTCTTTAACCAATATTCTATTACCAGCTACCAGTACAACACCATCAACAGTTTGTGTACCTGTAAGGGCAATATTGGCAGTTGTGGCTGCACGTACTGATTCTTTATAATCAATACCTAATTGAGCATTCTGGAGTTGTTGTACTGTAACAGCATCTGTTGCGGCAACACCATCTCCTAAGTTAGTAATTCTAAATCCACCTTGGTTGTGGTTACCTGTGGCTGTGACAGAGCCATCTCTTTTAAAGAACTCTGCACCATCAGCCAGCTTAGTGGTAGCTATTGCAGCAGCAGCAGCTATCTCTGTATTGGTGATTGCGTTAGTACCAGTGTAATCTATCTGATACTTTTTTATTGTTGTAACTGGCATAGTTTATATGTCTTTTTTGTAATCTATTGTGATGTTAATGTCGTCCAAGTCTTGGGCGGGTGTGAATATTTTCACTGTATCGGCTGTAAGTTCAATATAATCGTAATCTTGTCCCGGTGTTAATCTTATTCCATTGAAGTATACTTTAACTGAGCCAGTCCTATATTCTTCAGTAAGTGTTGCTATTATCCCACCCGGTACTAATGCTAGTTGTAGGTCATATATATAATCTGTAGCGTCTATGTCTATACCTGCTACATCAGCATTAATAGTAATATCTCCTACCTGACCATTGACACTTAAAACTCCTACGTTGGATATTATATAAGGTGTTATGTCTAAACCAGTACCAGTAATATGTATACCGTCACCTGAAATTATCTTTGTAGCATCTCCTATAAGACCCTTGTTGACTTCATACTCGAATCTACAACCATGTCTAGCTACACGAATAGTCTTATTTGGGGAAGCTACAGATATACATCTACATACATCAAGGCAACTAGGTGGCGTTGGAGTAGTACAAGCACCAGTACCACAGTTTTTCTCCTTGCTCATAGTACCTCCTTTTATTCGTGTAGCTTGTTATCCATTAAAATTTAGGGTTGTTTGCAGCTTCAAGGAAGCCTTGTGCAAATATAAGCCAAAATTCCTAACTGGTAGGAATTCTGACCTATACATCGCATTAATAAGTATTATACATAGTTATCTTATCAATCTTATTCCTTATCTTATCAATCTGATTAATGATAGGAATATTCTTCTCAGTAGCCTGCCATATTCTAAGAGCTTGTCTATCAGTTCCCTCATATATGTATGGGTCACCTAATACAGTACTCTTAACCATAGCATCTCCTATTCTGAACAAGTCAGTGAAGGTTCCTATTACTGGAGCAGGATTCTTGAAAAGGGAGGCAAATGAGTTAGGTGACATGTACGTAGTCATATCCCTCTGTAACCTAATAAGCTGGTTAGTAAAGTATCTACGTGCCCCATCTCTATCATCATCCCCATCTCCGCTAGTTAATATAAGTACAGTAATCATTAGGGTAATGATAAAGGAGGTCTCTCTCATAAATCTACGGAGATTAGCTTCATCTATCTTGCTGAACTCTCCTTCCTTAGGAGTATAACCAAGCATCTTACCAAATACACTGAACTTAATAAAGTTACTGAGTAGAGCATATGGTACAGCTGTTAAGGCCTTGCGCATATCTCTCTCCTCTTCTCCGAACTCATTAATCTTAGTAGGTACTGAGTCTAGTATCATATCCCAGAAGCTTCTATAGAAACCCTTAGCTTCTTGCCCTGAGAATTTATCAGCCTTCCTTGCTTCACCAAATCTGATAGTGTATGCTCTAAATAACCAGTTCTTTTTAAACTGACCTAGCATCCTACCTATCATACTCTTCTCCATTTCAATAGGGTCATCAGAGGCCTGTCTATCCCTATTATTCTTAATCACTTCCTTGAACCTATGAATGAGGTCAATTAGATATTGGGAGTGTCTACCATTCTCTTCGTGTAGCTTCTCTGCAATATTGAACCCATCCTTCCAAGAGAAGTTACCATAGTCATCAATAGTCAATGCATCTCTTAGAGTATGTTCCTTACCATCAACATCCTTTATCCTCTGTCCACGTAGGAACGATAGTAAGAATGTAGTATTGATAAAGTAACCAGCCTTTTCATATTGAAGGAATGCTAATTTAGATAATCCATTACTCTGGTCACTATCCTGATATACTTTACCCTGTGCACCAAAGTACTTAGAGAAGTTTCTAATCTCCCTAGGCCCATCACTGAATGGATTAAGATTCATTATCATCTCTCCAAATGAACTCATAGCATCATTGTCAGTAAAGAATGTTCTTGACGCAGACTCCATGAAAAGGGAGGTGAGACCTTGTAACATCTCCGCAATACCACCAAATATATTGAAACCTAGTGCTTTAATGGAGGTGTAGAACATTAAACTGTTAGCAGCCTTATTACCAGATAAGTACTTAACATTACCCTTAATAGCCTTACGCTGATTTAGTAGAGATATGTAGTCAGCTATCTCAAGCTTGTTACCTACATATGGCATATCCTCATGGAATAGCTCAAGTGCTTTCTCCTTATCCTCAGGAGATATCTCAATGGCAGCAAGCTTAGCTTCAATCTCAGTGACTCTCTTTTTAGTGGCCACATCCATTCTTTTAAACTTACTTACACTCTCTCTATCTTGTTTCTCATCATACAGCTGAGCATTAACTCTATACAAACTCATTAAGTAGTTAACGGATAATCCTTCCTTAACTCTATATGAGCCATCAGGATTAACCTTCTTACTACCATCTGGAGCAAGTTCTACAATGGGTTGTTCCTTGAGTAGCATTAAGAGGAGGTTAGTGTCATCCTCAATAGCTTTCTTTTCCTCAAAGTTCATAACCTCTCTCATGAAGTCACCTAGTACATCACCTAAATCATATGACTTATCATCTGGATGTAAGTTACCCGCAGTCATATATCTAGGTATCTTCTTAGATACTTCTAATGTGAATGGGTCAACTTGTTCATTCTCAGAGATTGATTGCGCAAAGTTGTCAGTAATGAACTGGCTACTCCTATCCTTCAACCACTCCTTTAAGTTACCTCCAATAGGTAGTCTCTTACTCTTCTCAGGAATATAGTTCCAAGGTAAGTAGAAGTCTTCAATAGATACAGCTTCTCTCCCTTTAACTAGGTTAGCCATGAAGTGGTCATAGAATACTTTGCGTGGGTCAGTGGCACTCATACTTTGAATCTCACTATACTTAGGGTCAATCCATCTACCAGTTGGAATTAACTCCAATGGTTGCATCTTAACACCATCCACTTTCTCATAGTACATACCTGACTTCACAAAGGTCATGAATGAACCTTTCTCTCTGACATCAACAGATGTAGGGTCAGTTCTGTACTTCTCAATTATTCTCTTGGCTGTATAAGGGTTCCTCTTTAAGGCATAGGCTTGTGCAGCCTTTTCAAGCTTCTCTGAGAACTCTATTCCCTTAGCCATATCAGACTCACTGAGGATAACTTCATCGTATCTATGGGTCTTAAAATACTCAATAAGACTCTTCTCACGTACATCCCAAGCCTTGTCATTAATCTTAAGGTTATGGTCTTGTGCATAGAAGTTTAGGATAGCCTCCACTTCTTCTGAAGCGTGGGTATCTAATCTCTCTCTATAATATGCAGCAGAGTTTCTATCTACTACGAAACCAGTCTTAAGTCCAGCGTCATCTACCTGTACCATGAAGTCATAAGCATTAGCTTTCTTGACTCCGTTATCATTCTGGTACTTTAATAAGTCCTTTACAAGCTTCTGATGTTTAGATAAGAAGGATGTATACCTAAGGTTAAGGTGCTCAATAGCAGTCTTAATAGTCTTAGTTAAAGTCTGTACTATGTCATTGACATTCTCAGTAGTATCTTTAGTGAACCTACCAATCTTACCAATAGTCTCCTTATCCTCAATCACCATACCGTCCAACAGTACCTCAGTACCTGTTAACTCCTTTACTAATCTAGCAGGTCTAGTTAAGAACTCTGTCTTAATACGTTGCATTAAGTCTGTAACATTGCTTACGAACCTAGTTATATTAGCCCTAGTCTCAACAGGTAATGTGTCTACTAGGTCTCTGAAGTCTACTGTTACCAGATTGACATAGTTGAAGAGGAGGTGTTGAGCATACTCTAGGCTAGCTAAGTCTGGATTATTGTTCAATACATGCTCCACTGTCTGGATATCATTATCCATGAATGCAGTAATAGTATTGATAGTTCTATTTTCATCATCCTCTAATGCGCGCATCTGTTGCTGTAATAGGAATATTCTATCATTAAGCACCTCCCTTTTAGTTGGGTCAGGCTCATTACGTAACTGTTGCTCAGTCTTTTCTATGAGGCGCTTCTTGCTGTCATATACATTCAAGAACCTCTTATCATCCATTGTAGGAAGTATACTATCAGCCTCAGTAACGTGCTCTAATCCATAGAGATACATTTCTAAGTTACCAGCTAAGAAGGCCTTAACCTCATCAGACTCAGTCTCGTCGGAACTAATAAAGGTCTTAACAAAGCTAGACCTACCCATATTGAGTATATCCAAATACTCAGGTAAGGTAAGTTTATTCCTATTCATAGGAACTAGATTAATAAGCTTATTCTTAACTCTGTATGTACCTAGGTCATACTTCATAGGTAGTACCAGTAATCTCTTAGTACCAGCTAGAACTTTAGCTAACGGTATCTTGAAAGGGAGAGGTTTGACATTATTAAGGTCATCCTCAGATAAGTCATCGGATATATCATCTGATATATGTATAGAGTCATCATAATTAGTCATATCTTCAGACTTAATATCCTCTAACATTTCCCTATAAGACTCAGCATGTCTGTCTATTGTAGAATCTGGCACATCAGCCCGATTAACACCAGCTTTAATATCAGCTCTAATCCTTTGTTTTGCCAACTCTGCATTCAGAGGCATAAGCTTATATTGAATCTTAGCATCAGGTAATGCTCTCTTCACCTCTTCTATAAAGAATCTCCTCCTATCCTTTTTAAGGTTAGTAGTATCAACTATCACTTGTCTACCATCTCTTACTGCACTAATAACCCTCTCATTTACAGCCTGATATATCTCATCATCTTTACTCTTATCATTTATATCTCCTGTAAATTCAACTCGCATTTCATCAGGGGAAATGACTGTAAACTTACCTGTTGCATTAATACTTTTAATCCAAGTAGATTTACCACTACCGGAAGTTCCTATAGGCAGGATTATATCAGCTTCTTGCCCTACGCTCATATCACTGTCGGAGGTATTATATTGAGAGAACTCCTCAGGATGCTCTTTAACATACCTGAGGAATTCATCTTGTGTGTAGGTTTGACCCTTGTAATTTAAACTGTTGCAGTTTGCCATATCTTATTGTTAACGATTAATGAAATATTATCTTGTCTAACGCCAAATTCCTTGGCTAACTTATGTTGCTTCTCACCTTTAGAGTACCTCTCCCTTATTTCTACTACTTGTTCCCAAGTAAGTTTCCTGTGTGGATGATTCTCCCCGTGACAAAGCCTCTTAAATTTATCCATTTCTTTTGGGTTATAAGCTCTACTCTTACCAGTTCTACTAGCAGACATCTTCCTCTTAGATTCCTCAGAGTGTGTCGTGACTGCTCGACCAGCTATTCTGGAATAGTTATATCTAGGTTTAACGTTATCTATAAACCATTGTTCCATTTTAAGCAGATACTCCTTTGGGCAGATAGCTACAACCTTAATCTCAAAGGCATTCTCCCCATATTTGTCCCAAGCTTTCCTGAGAATCATATTAGGATGCTTACCTCTATTTAATTCACTTTTATGTGCATTGAATCTTAAGCCAATGTTGACACTGCTACCTATGTAACAGTGCCCATTGTTCTTATTTATTAGGGAGTATATCCCACATACTCCATAGTTACAACTCATTATTTACAGTTTTTCTTTAGTACGCCTAAGGATGCAAGATAATCAATTATTCCCGAACCTGAAAGGTCATCTAGAATATTTCCTCCATTTGAGTTATTAGGTATTACTGGGTCAGCGGGGTCAATATCCTCTCTAACTGGTGCACCAGTAGCTGGCCCTTGTTTCAAGAATGTCATCACTGCATCCACAGCATCATCTAATAGGTTCCTATCCTCACTCTCAACACCAAGTACCTTATGTATAAAGTTCTTGATGGCTGATACCATTCTATCCCAGATACTAGGTAACTTCATAAGCATACCTTGTAGTACCTTATTAGTTAATGTCTCTACAACGAACTCATCAACAGAGTGGTATCCATAATACTTGTTAATCATACCACGTAGGTCACCTAAGAAACTATCCAAGATATGTCTTCTCATATCATTACGACGACCCTCATTAGTTACGAAGTCAAAGTTTCTATCCTTTATAAGTCCCTCAGCAGCAAGTGCAGATAAACTATTACCCATATCTAAGAGGAGGTTAGTTAGGTTCTGTTCATCAACAACTAGTCCTCTAACATATGAAGCAAAGGAATCTGTAACTCCATCCTTTATACGAGCCCTATCATAATCTGACTTCAACAGGGAGAACAATTCAGCATCAAACACATCTACTGGAATACCTCTTATTTCCTATATGTATTCCATACTTCAACTATATCAGCCCATTCTTTAGTGCGCTTATCTCCCTTATAGACAGCTACGTGTAGGAACTCATGGAGTACACTACGTTGCTTCTCTAGCTCAGTTAACAATCCAGTTCTACCAGTCTTAATCTTGGTAGGATTAAAGGTAATGCTTGAACCATCACTTGCTGTAGTTGCAGTAGTCTGATGTTCAGGGTCAATAATAATCCTAGTATTGATTGCATTAGTAGCCTGTATCTCCTTAGCTAACCAAGAGAATAGCTCAGCATATCTCAAGTTAGTTGGTGATACAGTCTTTCTCATAACTATATCATCATTAACTGTAATAATCTTGTGGAGCATATCATAAGGGCTCATACCCTCAGTCAGATAATCTCTACTATCTCTCTTCTCCTGTATTACAGAATCACTCTTAGCATTGGTAGCTGCAATGATAGCATTAGCTGAGGCTCCTATATTCTTCTCCTCAACATAATCACTCACTACAATTGTACGTACATCAGCCTTATCCATCGCATACTGAGACATACCATTGCTACTTAACTTCTCAATTCTGTAGAATGTAGGTACTCCAGCTACAATAGTCTGTTCATATATTTGCTTACCTAGAGCTTCATTGATATATACAGCAAGGAATCTAGGGTAGAAGTATTGAGTCTGTCCACCAACCTCTCTAGTTCTAACAAGACTAGATGCCCTAGCAGTGCCCAAGTTCTTAGGGTCAATAACAGGAAGTGTAAACTTCTCTATTACACCAGCACTATTTGTGATAATGCTACCCGGAATCATGTCACGCTTCTCTCTTGCAGTTAACAAGAAGTCAACATCATGCTGTAAGAATTGCTTACCAAAGTTCTCAAGTAAGTCATGAGAGTATTGTACCTCAGTATTAATGTTATCCAGATGTTCAGTGAAACCTATCTCTTCAAGATATCCAAAAGGAATGTACTTGATAATGTTAGTTGTACCAAACTCCTGTGGCATTATATACAAGGCATACTTTACTAGGTCTCTAGCAACTGATTGTAACTCTGGTTCATCATCACTATATAGTGCATGTTCCCAGTGTTCAGATACCTTCTGTACATAATCATCCTCATTAGACATCTGTATCTCCACTAACTTAGGGTCATCAGTGAATTTAGAGGAGATGACATTAATAGCTCCAAGTAACTCATTACGGGAGTATCTAGGGTCAGCCTTAAGTTCAAGGACTCTAGTTTGTACTGACTTAGTACCTAATGCTTCGTAATCAAATACTAGGCGTGCGCGTTCACTTTCAACATCAAACTTATCTACATTTGGGAATGCAAATCCTGAGTATATGAACTGCTTGATATTGTTATGGATAGTATCAAGTCTCTCTTGATTCAGTTCCATTCTACCAGAGTACTGGCTAACATTGTATATAGCCTGCTGATATGCAGCAGACTTATATGCAAACACTGGATTGTTACCTCTAAGGAACATATCAGTTGCCAGCGTTGGTACATCTAGGAACAGACCCGGAATAGTGGAGGAGACATAGTTACGTATGTTACCAATACTATTAGTTTCAAGAGCCTGTAATATCTCAATCTCCTTCTCAGCAGTCTCAGATATATTCTTAGGTAATCCCTTAACGTCCACATTGAATGTAGATGTTATATTCTGTAGCGCATCAGATATAGCCTTGTAACGCAGGAATGCTTTAAGTACTTGTACTTGCATCAATGCATTATTAGATGTAACCTTAGCACGCATATTCTCACTAAGCTCTTTAAAGTTGAATGCCTCTACATCAGGTGTGCCCTTAACCATCTTCATATCCATTTCAGATATACCATAGTCAGCAGCATATTCATCATATAAGTCTTCAACTACCTTCTCCTTTTTATTAGGAACATACTGTACATTGTACATATCCTCAGTCTCACCTATTCTCTTATAGTATTCTCTAAGGATAGGTTGATTGATGAATGCCATTGCCCAGAAATGGTCAAAGCCTGTACGTATAATAGTTAATGTGGTATTGAAGTTATGTCTGTTGATACCAAATGCACCAAGCTTCTGTTCCTTCGCATTATCCACAGAGATACCAAGTATCTGAGAGATGATGTTAGATATAACATACCTCTTACCAGTTACTGGATTAGGGAATGTATATATCTTATCCAATCTCCATGCACCAGTACCACTTATATTTTGGTCAACGATATCCATACCACCACCCGGAACATTTTGCTCATATTCATAAGTCTCCAGTGTGCGCTCATTAACTCCATTGTCATCTATCTCACTTGCATTATCTACACTATCATCATATCTACTACCATTCTCATCTCTGAACATAACACCTTGTCCCTTAATAAAGAGATTAGACTGTTGTGCCAAAGCATGTGAGGTATTAGCATTAGCTGATATCGCAGTACCTCCCTTACCCATCAGGTTAGAGAAGTATGTATCTCTCTGATAGATAGGGTCATAAGCACCATAGAATGTTGAAGTACCCATAGGGCCGTGGTGCTGTATCGCATCTTCAATGTCATCGAATGCTAATGGTAACAGGATAGCTTTAATAAGCTCAGGGTCATTTGATGTAAATATTGACTTGTGTATATCAATAAGTGCATTCTGATACTGCTCAATTGTACTAGGTTCAGTAGACTTAACTTTACTAATCACTCCCTTATCATCCACAGAATGTGCATACATATAAGAGTATAGCTTATCCACATCATAGTCAGAACCCATCTGACCAGCAATTTCACCCGGTACTAATATCAAGTCACCAGCTACCTCAGGTAAGAATCCTACTACCTCGAACCACATACCAGAGTTATGACCTTGGAATGGAATACGGAATCCCATTAAAGCTAATAACTCAGGGTCAATCTTCTCAGTATTAAGAACAGTCTTACCTTCCTGAGACACAGTGTATTGTGTAAGGTCAACTCTTTCTTCACCATTAATGAAGTAAAATGGCATTACAATCTGAGCAGGTTTAACCTCTCCATTTTCTACTCGCATGTACTTAAGCTTAGGTGTACCTGAGTACTCAGCCTTAGTCCATACTATACCTCTCTTATCAAGCTCAGTTCCCTCAGCTACTTTACCCTTACTATTAAGTACGAACTCAGAGCCCTGTACATAAGACTTACCCGGCATCTTGAGTCTAGCAATACGGTTAGAAACAATAGCTGTGATAACTGGTTCAATCTGTCCAGCATTAGGTAAGAATGTTAATGGAATTTTGAATCTACCATTGTTAGCTAATTCAAGACCTCTAACAGAGTTACCCGCATAACCTCTACCCATAGCTTCCTTACGAAGTATGTCAGACAGTTTCTTGTAGGACTCAAAGGTAATCTCCTCAACTCCCTCAAGTATACCAATCTCCTCTAACAGTTTTTTGCGCTGTATATCAATTATAGCTCCGTGGTATTGAACAAACTTCTCACGTAGCTCACTTATCTTAGCAGTCTTACCTTGGAAGCTAACCTCAAGGTTATCATTGATATCCACGAACAATAGCTTAGACATCTGAGTACCCTCTCTGATAGCACCCTTAGTAGCCTTGTAAGGTACTTGTAACTGGATTCTGAATCCAGACCTGTTAAGAGTGTTTACATTGTTCTCAAAGAACTTGGTATTGTATTGACCATTCTCATCGAACATATCTTTAGAGCCAGCAACACCTTGCTTAACACCAGACTCAAATGCTATCCTCTGTACCTCATTCTTCTTCATGTCATTGAGTAAATCCTCAAGAGGAGTACCCCTAACTAATGCAGGAATGATAGGGTAAGAGGAGGTCTTGATATAGTATTGCTTAGATATCTTTAAGTCTCCATCAATTACATATGTACGCTGCACAGGTTTCATAGGCTGCATGATTATCTTCATCATGTTAACCTTATCCTGTGCTGTTATAACAACATCTTCATCACCAAATTCTTTCCTATAGTCAGCTTCATCATAGATATATAAGGCCTTCTTATATTGCATAGGGCTTATATCACCATAAGCTTTCATTACGTGTAAGTGCTCTCTAACAGTTGTAACCTCTTGGGCATCTGTTAAGTCACCATCACCATAAGCTTTCTGAATACTAGACTCACTACCTTTAAATCTCTCCTTATACTCATCAAGTTGAGGGGAGTTAATCTTAATATCATTAGCTATGGATACATTATATTCTGCTGTGTCAAACATTGCACTCTCACCAGAGGCGAGGAATGCAGCATTACGCTTACCTAAGTTAACAAAGGTAGACTTGATATTAGCTATAAGCTTCTCTTTGGCAGCAACTAGTGGAGCATCTTTATGCTTCTCCTCGATAGCTTTTATCTCTCCCTTACCAGCTAACTTACCTGCCTGTGCAGGGTCACCTGTAAGCATAAGCATCTCATTAGAGAATATCATTGTATTGAACAGATAATCACCAATAACATAGTCAACTATATTAGCTACTACATCTGGGCCTAGAGCTTCGTATCTACCATTGTTTACAGCTTCCCATAACATAGGGTCACCATTAAGACCTAGGGCCTCAACAACACCATGTTGGAATCCACCAAACTCACGGTCATAAGTACCAGAGAAATACTTAGCATCCATTAAGTCAGTAAGGTCTGCTTTGAAACCATACTTCTCTATTACAGTTTTATCAGCAGCACTAGCACCCTCAAGAGTATCATCTATAGTATATAACTTAAGTCTCTCAAAGTCACCTCTAACCTTAGCAAAGATTAAATTGAAGTTAAGATTAATCTCAGCTTCAATACCCTTCTTAACATCCTCTGTTACAGGTTTAAAGCTACCATCTTCATTATACATGATACCAGATAGAGGATTCTTCTCACCATCCAATATAGCCTTATTAAGGAAGTAAAAGATGTTGAAGTATTTACCCATACCTTCTTTATTACCTATATCATGATAGCCCTTAATAAGCTCATGTTTAGGTAGTGTAGCATTCTGTTTGCGTACATCATTGATACGGTCAAACTCAGCTTGATAGTATGTATATAATTCAGCCATACTTTCCTCAGCAAGCTTAACCATATCATATTTACCAATCTTTCTACCCTCAACAAATGTGAATCCAAAAGAATATCTCTTAGCCTCAATCATAGGTTTAGTAGACTTATCAGATAAAGTATCATACATATAAGCTGCAAACTGCTTACCATTATTTTGATACCAAGACAACTTAGTTATCTCGTGCTCTCTATCAGTCATATCTTTCAATAGCTTGATAGGGTTATCAGAGGAGGTGTTACGAGCACCTAACTCATATGATAGTACAAAGTCCTTCCTAAATGCAGAACTAGTCTTAAGTAACTTAAGATACTTACTATGTGACGCGAATCTATCATTCACTAACTTGGACATAGCAAAGGTATCTTCTTTACCCTTAGTCTCATGCATCTCCCTTATCTGAGTAAAGATGCTAGACAACATGTTATGTCTGGTATAAGAATAGTAGGACTTACCTTCTAATCTATATGAACCAGCTTGTCTCTGTATTCTATACTTGTGTTCAAACTTAGCCAACAGTAGCATAGTTTGCCTATCCTTACTGAATGGATTATGTTGCTTATATGATACGAAGTTACCTTCATTAGAATCAACATTTCTGTCCCCTCTAAGTGTAGCTAAGATACCATTAACGAATACTGAACGTATGTTAAGTGCAGCATCCCTCTTATCATTAATAGTGTGACTATTAGCGAAATCTGAGAATGCAGAGTATGACATGTTGATACCAGTATCAAGTACATGCTCATAGATAGCCTTAATAGACTCTTCTAGGAGCTTACCCCTAACTGGAGCCATGTTAGTACCTTCTTTAATTAGCTGCTTGTAACTGGCATCATTATCAAGGATAGCAAGTATGCCATCAGTTATTTGTTTAGCCTTATCTAGGTTAACAGTAACTATGTTCTTACCAGTGATTGTATCAATAGAGGAGCTAAGTATACCAGTCTTTACACCATATATTCTGAACTCATTCTCTAATTGGTCAAGCACATTTCTCTCAGCTTGTCTTCTATCAGCCTGAGTAATACTTGCAGTCTTCTTAGTACCCATATATGTGGGTCTAGCATCCAAGAATGGGTCAAGTGCTAACTCTTCTTCTGTAGGAGTTTTCTTAACATCTATCAGGTTATATAACATAGTTACATTCCTCTGATTCTGTAAGTTAGCCCTTCTAAAGAATGCACGCTTAATCTGCTCAGAAGTTTCCTTCTTAGCTAGTAAGTCTCCTAAGTATCTTACCACAAAGAAGTTATCCTTCTGGCGAAGTCTATTCACCATCTTATCAAATCCAGATTTATCTGGTGGATAGTGTGCTCCAGAAACTACGTACAATACTTTCTCCCACGTATCATTAAAGTTATTAAAGTAAGGGAGGCCTAAGTCATTAGACTCTTGTCTATAATTCTTAGGTTCAGCAGTAGGGTTCAACTTCTTCTGTTGCTCCAACCACTTCTGGTCAACCTTACTATCTGGGTCGATAGCTCTTAATTGAGGTATGAAGTATATTAGTTTCTTCACCTCAGGGCTCAAGTCCTCAGTATGGTTACGAGTACGCGAAGCCTCATCACCAAATTCTTGGAAGTCATTACCATCAATAACCTCCTCTAATCTCTCATAGTAGTCATCTTCTTCACCTAGTGTGAATCCAAGGTTCTCAAGGAATCCTCTTGCACCAGCTATTACCCCATCATAGTTATCTAAGAGGAGTTGATTCAGAGACATTATTCTCCTTCTATTATCTATACGCTCAAGGTCTTCTTGAGTAAGGTTAGGTTTAGCAGACTCAAGTTTAATCCAGTCTCTCATCCCGTCCACACCTTTCTGTATGTGTGCGCGAACCCTATCCTCATTCTTTAACTTCTCAGTGTCAGTACTATCAGGACGCTCATTGTTGAGTAACATATATGCCACACTCTCAACCATTTGTCTTTGTATAGACAGTGGTATATCTGGGCTTATATTACCCTCCTCTAGGTCATCTAGTAAGAAGTCTCTTTGTATGTGTATGTGTACAGCATATCTACCTGAACTATCTCTAGCGGTAATCAGTGTATGGAATTTACCTGTATCTGCATTAAGTTCAGCTAATGCTGCTCTAATAGCATTTACCTCTTCCTCAGTATATCTCTTACCTACTTCAAGGCCTAACAGGTCTCTAACCATTGCAGCCATATCAAGGGGGTTCTCCTGTGGTAAGTCATCACTGATGTCATCACCAAAGTCCCATCCACTATCATTCAACTCTCTGTCAATGTCTTCTTGACTCTTAGTAGGAGTATCATCTTCCTCAGGGCCCTCCTCTATCTGACGACGAATACTATCCTCACGTTGAGCAGCCTCCCATTCCTGATACTCAGGTGATTGTGCAAGCTCACTCATATTCTTCTCGTAGTCATCTATGTCATTCTTGCTGATAGCATAGTTTCTATACTTCTCAATCTGGTCGATAACCTCTTGCATCTCAGCCTTACGAGACTCACCCGCACCTTCTCTATCACGCTCACTAGTAGCATACTCAAGTATCTTCTGAGTAGTATTGAAGGTTTCACTATCGTAACGTACAGCAGCGGCAGGAGCTATAACAAAGAATTCTCTCTTGTTAAAGTGAACCTCATCCTTATATTCAGAGGAACGTGATGGATTCAAAGCAGCCAATTCAGCATCATACTTAGTATTGATGTTTTCTTGTAGCTCCTTTAACCTTACTATGTCCTTAAATTCAGCATCTGATGCATCTAGGCTTAGTGGAAATAATCTGTTGTATAGACCATTAGCCTCTAGTTCCTCACGTCTCTTAGCCTCAATAGCTTCAACTGAAGTATTAATAACAACCTCTGGAGCCTCAGGTGTAGGAGTACGCCTAGTAGTTCTCTTAGCCTCCACCTTCTCTAATGACTGGGTAATACCCTCATAGTAAATGGAGTGTTGTGAAAAGTAAGAGTATTGTTGATTGGGCTCAAGGAATGTATAATCATCTGCCCTATCTCTAAGTACTGTGTTCTGTGTAATATTAGTTGTTAAGATAGGAGAGTTCATTAACTCAGCCTGATAGGTTGGGTCAGTGAGTCTTCTACCTCTTGCAGTAAAATATGTCTCTGCTAGTGCCTCTCTCAGTCCCTCAATCTTACCACCGTCGAATATCTGGTTGTTAACCATTACTGTAGCGTTATGTTGAACGCCCTTAGAAATGTCTGTATTATCACCCTTATATCCCACGAAGATACCACCCTTACCTAATGCAGCCTTATCAGAGTCACTTCTGGATATGTGGACATAATCTCTTGCCACGTTTAATTGGCTAGAGTCTGCACTACCTAGGAATGCTACTATTGAATCATATACCTTATCCAGTATAGCAGTGTCAGCACCTATCTTACCTTTCTTAAGGTAGAATGGCATATAGACAGTTCCCTCAGCAGTTTCATTAGGGAGCATAATCATTGTAGCTCCAGCCTTCATTTTATCTGAAGTGGAGTACCTTGGTGTAATGTCTCTATCTACAAGGGAAGGAACCTTCTCCTTGTTAAGTACTGTAATGAAAGGTCTAGTATCCTTACCTATAGCATTAGCTACGGTAGTTTGTAATAGTGGAGAGTTCTTATTGAGATAACCAAATCCTTTCTTAGTCACAGTAGTTTCAAATGTGGCATCTTTACCACCACTGAATACTGTAGTCCTAATAGATTGGAGTCTCTCCCTTTCTTCTTCAATGTTAATCTGGTCAGCATTTTCATACTGAGATAATAATCTGTCTAGAGACTTAATCTCATGGACAGCACCAATACGTAAGTTCTGAGTAACTCCGTCACCGGATACTCTTGCATACATACCTATAACTAGCTTATCGTAGTTTTCATATGAAGTATCAGCAGGATTAAAGTTCTCAGGAACATCCTCCAGTTTAAAGTAGATGGTATCTCCTACATTAACCAAGTTAGTATTAACTAGTTGCTGGTGGTCATTCTCTGAAAAGATAATCTTACCATTATCATCTAATTGATTATACCATCTGTTAGTAGATGGATTAAGATAGCCTGCAACATTAGCATTAGCCAGAGTAAGGGAGGAGGTTATCTTGAGAGGAGTACCTTTAGTATCCTCAATTTCCTCAACCATGTCAATGATACCTTGGTTAAGGTTATCAACATTCTCTGCATCACCTTGTGTTGGAGGTATATTAGTTGGTTGATATAATGACATATCAACTTTATCCATCTCGTATGTTTCAACGGATGGGTCATTAGCTTTAACTAAACTTTGTATTTCATCAAAATTATTCTTAATGAAGTCTTCATCATTAGGTAATATAAACCTAAGCAGACCTATAATATCAGGTATAGTTATATAGTCAGGGAAGTATAAAGCTCTCCATTCCTCGAATGCAGGTGCTCCCTGTTTAGTTTCTATAATAGCTTTAGCCTCTTGACCAGCTTCCATTAAGGCCTGTTCATACTCTTTATCAAGCTCTCCCTCACCCTTATCAACATTATCTACAGGGTCGCCTGTAACTGTTTGAGTAGACTTAGGAGTCTGTGTAGGAGTTGTAGATACATTATCCTTAACTTCAGTCTCTTCAACTGGTTCAGGTACAGGAACTTCTGTAGGCTCAGGAGTATTCATCTGAGTCTTAAGAGGAGAGTTCCTATCAATAGGTTTAGACTTAGCCTCATTAACATAAGCATCTAATGCTTCTCTAGTCTTAATCTTAGAGAGCTTAGCATACTTCACACGAGCATCCAACTCATACATTGTCTGAGCATAGATTTGCTTATCAAGTTCTATTAAGTCAGCAGAAGGTTCAACTAGGCTATTCATATCAGAGCCTGCTGACTTCAAACTCTCGAAACCAGACTTAATCTCAGCCAACTCTTCCTCAATACCTTTCTTGGCATCATTTAGGAATTGGATATGACTACGCTTCTCCTCAGGTGTAAGAGAAGAGGAGGTGTCATTAGAGTGTTCATCCAGCATCTCATTGATAGCTTCTAGTTGACTAACTCTGTCACCGTATTCATTCTCTCTAATGAACCTAGGATTCTTAGCATTATATTCAGACTGGAATTGGGCCTCCCTGCTAGAACCTATCTTAGCAAGAAGCTTCTCCTTAGCAACTATATTCATGGATAACTTAAGAGCATCCTCTTTAAGCATCTCCTTAGCAGCAAGTAACTGTGGGCTACTCTTCAGTCCCATCCTAGTATCCTTACCTATATTTCTTTCTATGTTACGAGTAATGGAGTTATACATTACAAAGGATTGTCTCATATCCTGAACAATCTCTGTAGCATTCTCTTTACTCAGTATCTCATTACCCTGTTCATCCTTCTTACCTACAAGAGATAATACAGCTTGTTCAAGGTGATGTGCTTGGTCTTTATCAAAGTAAGTCTTAAGTATAGAAGCTTTGAGCCCCTTAAGTCTACCCTCAACATCTTCAAGACCATTATTAGATACAGCTTTCTTAGTGTCTATGTAACCTTTAATATCTTTGTATAGAGAGATACCTGTAGGAACTGCACCCATAAGTGCACCTAGCATAGCACCACTATTCTCAGAGAACTGGAACTCCTTATCTTGGGAGTACTTACCAGAACCTCTTAAGTCAATACCGGGTATTAATGAGTAGTTAAGGGAGGCAGCAGTATCATAACCATCTGCAAACACATTACCTATGAAACCCTTACTATCAAACTCTCCTGTACCATCAATAGTATCTTCAGCTCTTTTACCGGCAGCATATTGGAAGCCTTCCTCAAACTTCTCAGCCATAGCATTAGCCCCGAACTTACCAACAGTACTCAATACGCGAGTAATCTTGTTATAGTTACGTGCAGCCTCAGCCACATCAGCTACCTTTTGAGTAGTCTTACCTAACATGGAAACTGTTCCACCCAAAGAGGAGAGAGGCATTAGGATAGCTTGTGCAATATCCACAGCAGCTAGAGCCATATTTTCCTTGAATTGCATATCAGCTCCCTTACGAGATTGTATGCGAATCTCCTTTTTAATTTCTTCGGGGATGTCATCAACTGATGAGAGACCATTGTCACTCATGTATTGATTCATCATTTTCTCCTGAGCAGCCATTATAGTAGAACCTACTTCACCATAAGACTCTTGATATCTACCATAAGCCACCTCAGCAACTGACATACCTATAGCACCAATAACACCCACGGCGGTAGCTATACCCTCAGTAAAGAGAGATGCAGCAGCAGTTTCAATTACAGCCTTAGTAATATTAGAACCAAATGTAGCTGCAATCTGTGGAGCAACAAGTGACATAGAGCTACCTAACACCTGAGGCATTGTATAGACAAACCTATCAGACAATGAGGATTGGTCACCCTGTAATTGTGTAAGATATGACTTAATCTTATAGTCCTTAGCTACAGGTTCATTAGCAATCTCTACCTCATTAGCACGTATGTCAGCAAAACTCTTACCTACACTACGTCTAGCATTCTCTCTATTCTTATCTAACTCCTCTAACTGACTATTGTATTGCTCAGCACTCAGCTTACCCTTATCTCTAAGGTTATCAAGTGTAGCCTTATTCTTGTCATACTCGTCAAGTATCTTGTATGGGGCATCACCAAACACACCATTTAAGTTCATCTTACCGAACTCAGTAGCAATCTGGATAGAATCAATACCCTGCTTAAAGTTATTCCAAGCATTAGTCCATGTACTATTAAGTGCCTCATCATCCACATTAATACTAGACATGTCAGTAGTATTATACTTTGGATTGGGCATACCCGGAGTAACTACTGTGGGGTCGGTAGACACACGGTAGGGAACCTTAGGCCCATACTTTTGCATAATAACATCTGTAATGTCATTAGTCAAATTAGGATTATACCCACCTTCAACTGGGGTGGGTATAACTGGTTCAGTACTTTCAACTTGCTTACTAGCTAATATGTCAGCTAATTTCTTAAGGGCATCTCCCATTTATTTCCTTTTTGTAAAGATAGTTACTTATTGGTAATTTTCCTCGAAACTTCTCAGATAAGCCAGAGGGCTCATGTTTCTAATTCCTCTACTAGCAGTAGGGTTGGACTCCCAACTCTTCTTACCAGCAGCAAGTTCTCTGAACCCTTCATCACCTAAGAAGTGAGCTAAGGCAACTTTATATGGATTATAACCTACAGCTTTAGCTCTATCCATAATCCACTCATCCATTACTTGTTCCTGTAGTGCAGGAGTCTTCTTGAATGCGTCAATGAATCCACTTGCTGTAGAATATTCAGACTTATATTTACTCTCCCATAACCCTCTTAGTGTACTAGGTAAGAATTGATACTTACCATAAGCTCCACTCTGAGGATTCCTCATTGTATATACTTCTGCACCTTTCTTACCTGCTACTTCAGGGCCAGTAAAGGCCTTCTTAATATTAGGTATCTCCTTCTGGAACTGGTCAGCAGGATAGTTCTCCTGCATATAGTCATTTATCTGTCCACGTAAATTAGCAGGGGCAGATACATTTACTACACCATCAGTCTGTGCTGCTTGATTACCTTTCATAAGTTCTTGTAGTTCTGCTAATGTTGCTGTTGATAGTTCTGATAAAGCCTTTCTAGAGTCAATTACACCAGCCTTATCACCAGTCTTAAGAACACCTTCATGATACTTAATCAAGTCCATAACTGCTTTCTTCTTATCTTCTGGAGGATTAACAGCGTTAAGAATCTTACTGACATTGTCAGTAGTTATCTTAGCTAGCCTCTCGGGGTTCTTCTCAATACTCTTAGTCTTCTGTATACCGTCATATAGTTGTCTAAATGATTGGTCATATGCTGGCATATGTTCAGGGAAGAATGTATTACCCTTAGTTGCTAGGTAGTCCATATTGGCAACTGCCAAATCCTTAGTTACTCTAGTAATGATAGGCATCTCATATAGTTGCTTACCCTCATCATCAGTTTTGGCATTGGATTCTAGTGTAGGATTAATTATACCCTTCTTAATGAGTAAGTCCACACCACTAGCACCAAAGAATGTACCTGAACCAAGTATATTAGCAAACTCATCATGTGTAGCAGTAACCACAACGTTAGTTACTAGGTTACCCTCATTATCAACATAAGCATTTGTTCCACCAGCAGGTTTAACACGGACATTACCTGAAATCTTCTTCTCCTCTAACATAGTACCAAGTAGGCCTGTAAGTGTCTGAGTATCAGCTGATTCCATGAACTTGAGAACCTTATCCATGTCTTCCTTGTTGGCAACATCTAACCCATAATCTTTTCTAATAGATGCAGCTACTTGTTTACCAGCTTCACTTCTTAAGAAGTCATTTACAGATTTCTTCTCAAACCTAGGCTGAGTCATGGAACCTGCTCTACCAGTGGCACCTACCTTAGGGCCAGCTGCTTGCATACCTTCCTTAGTGGTAGTCCACTTATCATACGCTGATTGTAGTGTTCTATATCCAGTGGCACGCTTAGTACTTTCTTGAATTCCAACACTGTTAAGTGATGGTTTCAAGTCAAGGTGTACTTTCATATTACTCAGGTTAATCATGAATGTCCCTGTCTGAGGGTCAACCTGACCTGAGTTGGTATATGTAGCAGCCATTCTTTCAGGACTAGATATCTGTCCCTCACCTTTCTCAAATATGCTCCATATATCATCTTCAAATGGATTGGCTACTAAAGGCTTACCTTCAGCATCAACTGGAGCACCAGCCTTAGTAGTCTTACTACCAGTACCAACACCAGCCTTTTGCTTCCTTATAGCTTCATCTACATTCAAATCACTATTGAACTTGGCAAGCTTCATAGCATTACCAAACTTGTATTCTTCAGTAAATAAGAAGTCATCTTCCAGCTTACCTCTATCTTTAAATGCATAACCATTAGCAAAAGCTGTAAGGTTATCATCTATATATTTGTCCCTAGTATAATAGGATGAAGGGTCACCGCTTGCAGTTACCTGTTGATACTTCAACTCATACTTGGCTCTATCTTGCTCAAACTGGTCAATCAAGTCACTACTCTCATCAACTCTAATACCTGCATTTACATTATCCTTTAGTGCAGCTATTTGATTATCAATCAGAGTCATATCATCCTGTATCTCCTTTTGAGCATCTTCGAGACTAGTGTTGGCCATCTTGTATTCATAATCAATCATTGCTTGGGACATGTCCTTACCGTCCATTAATCCCTTTAATGTTTGCTTAATCTTATTAGCAGTCAATTCTTTAACCTCACGCTCACCACGCTTAATAGTCTCTCCTGTCTCAGGATTAGTATACCATTCAATCTCATATCTGACATCAGGATGCGCCATCATCTTATCAATTACTGGCTGGTATTTCTTACTGCTGTCATGATATGGAGTATATGACCCATTGAAATCTATCTTGTTAGGGTCACTCTGCCAGTCTTGTAATTCCTTCTGGAACTTCCATTCATTGGCTGCACTATAGAGTTCAGGGTGTTTCTCCACTGTCTCTTGGTATTTGTTAGTAGCTGCCACTGCTTTAGCATTAGCGGAGATTCTACTATATACATCTTTATCGTTATAAAAGGAGCTGGTCTCACCTAACAACTGGTTATAGACACGACTATCTGAAAGGTCTTGACCGGAGAATTTATTCATCCTGTCAACCAATTGATTCATCTTTCCACCTATAACTTCCTTGTCTGAGTCCTTGATTATCTGATAGTTACTCAGTCTATCTAATTCAGACTGTAGGTTAGCTTGTGCCTTGTCATACTTAGCCTGTTTAGCTCCTGCAACCTGCATAACTAAATCTAGTGGTATACCTGATACAAAGTGCCCCTTCTGATAACTATTACCTGCGTATGTGCTCATCTGTGTCTATTATGCAAAATTACTAAAATAAGTGATACAAAAAAGAAACCTAATCTATAAAGATTAGGACTCTCTTAGTCTCTTAACATATTTCTTATTTCCCTTACTATCAATTATTTCGGTATATGTAGTTTGAGCATTATCATTAGGGTCGAATCCATTATTACCCGTCATATATTTACTAGAGCTTCTGAATGCTGCACCTTGGCCCGGAATAAATGACATACCTGTCTCAGGGTCATACTGATAGTTATTATACATCTGGTTAATCAACTGTTGAGACCTTTGCTCAAGTTGCTTACCTTTAGACTTCTCATAAGTACTCTGAGCAATTTGGTTAATTGCAGTCTCCTTATTGAACTGACGCATGTTAGACTTATCACTAAAGTCACTCATTCTCTTATAATTCTCTAGGTCAGCCTGATTCTTAATCTGTACATTGCTCTGGTCAACCATTTGCTTAGACCTAGTATCTACATTATACTTCTGCTGATATACTTGATTGTTAGCATCCTGTACACTAGCAAGAGCCTGTAAAGCACGTGCGCTATCAACAGAGGCATTACCAGAATTACTATCTAGGAAAGGCTTAACCTGTGAATAGTTCTTGGCAAGCTGTCCCTCAATGTTTAACTGAGGAGCTTGTGGCATATAAGTAGGCTGGAACTTTTGTGTCCATATAGGACTATCTGTCATAGCTTGAATCATACCTACCATCTCAGGCATCATCTCCCCTAATTGACTAGTAACATTACCAACACCCTTCAATATCTTATTACCTACACTACCCCCTTGGGCCATCATTTCAGGGTCTACAACAGGCCCTTTCATAGCTTCCTGATACTGGAACAATTGGTCAAGCTTAGCTTCCTTATGTCCCTTCATAAGTTTAGCTGTATCCATAGCTATCTTATCAGAGGTAGTATTCTTTAATATCTCATCTTCCTTTTTAGTGTCAAACTTGGCAGCAAGCTTAGATATAGGCATCTTCTTAGTTATGTTCTTACCCATTATAGTTGAGGCTACTTCTTTATCAGCCTTAAGTTTCTTAGAGAAGATACGTGTACCATCAGGATAGTTCCTAGGTTCACCACCCTCAGCGTGAGACTTACCATCAATCATGTCAGTCTGTCCGTGAGGAGTTTGCATGAATTCTCCACCCTCTACTTCGGCATTGGCAGTTAAGGGAGATACTTCAAACTGTTCATCAACCTCACCTCCATTAGCAAATGATGATGCTACCATTCCAGACTTACCTCTCATAGGCTTAATTACCAAACTAGGGTCACTAGGTTGAGTCCACTTATTTGTCTTAGGTTGATACTGATTCATTTCTCTATATTCATTGAATGACCTAACTACAGGTACTCCACCAAACTCCTTAGGTAGATTAGGTAGTGTATCTCTTATCTGAGACGGGCTGTAATTACCGTGGAATATTGGGTTGTAACCTACAGGTGAACCATTCTCATCAAGTAATTGTTCGAATTCTATTGAACCCGGAACACTAGTCTGAGGTACTGGTATAGGTTGTGGCATTCTTGGTGCAGGCCTACCACTAGTCTTATACATAGATATAGGATTCATCTGTGTAGGCTGCCTACGTATAGGTTGTGACATAACACCTTCAGGGTCATCATATGATACTACCATACCACCCTTAGCATACATCTCCATATCGTCGTTACCATTGAAGTTACCCGGACTCTGTATAGGAGCTATCTGATTACGCATCATCTCCATTTCCCTGCGTTTAAGCTGAGGGTTATATACGAAGTTAGTAACCAATGCATTAGCTCCAGCAATTAGAGGAGCAGTGCTTATATTCATTCCTATCTTGGCATTAGACCCACCCTGCTTAGGTTTAGATGCTTCATCTTTAGTAAGTGCAGCATCTGATGCAGTTAGAGGAGCAGGTTCACCTTTAATGTTAGGCCCACCAGTCATAATAACATCATCCATATTAGCCTGTGGACTAGCACCCTGACCAACGAAGTCATTGCTAAAGTTGTAGTTAGGTTTTAATAACCCATCTTGTTGTAGTTCCTCTGGGGTTAGTGGCTCCATAGTTCTACTAACTAGTTGACCACCAGCATTATGCATAGCACTATACATCTCCAGTTGTTCTGGATGCATCTTTGCAAGTTGCTCCTTAGTATATCTACTAGCGAGTCCTGCTATACCACCAACATCAAACTTAGGTAATTTCTTTTTTATCTTACCGCCCATAGCGTATTGTTCTAGTTGTTGAAATCCTTTTTCATATTGTTTATCGAGACCACTGATAGTTTTCTCTAGAGATACCTCACTAAGTTCCCGACCATTATCTTCTATAATATCACTTAATCCTTCTGTCACATTGAGTGCATCAGGGAGCATAGATAACATCTTCAATGACCTGTCAGCCTTTTTAATACCAGTGCTGACTCTTCCAAACTTACCAAGAAGTCCTGTCATAGGTAATGCACCTATCATATTCTTTACATCGTCACTTGTAAATTTATTATCAGCCCAACCCCTCTTTACATCATCATAAGACAATATACCAGTGGGGTCAATCATTTCTGCAATATTCTCTATGATAGAGTCAGATATCTCCTCTCTCTTGCGAGTATTCTGAGTAGTATTATCTGCCTTTAAATTTACAGCATTTAGTCTCTGCTCATTAGCTTTCTTCTCCCTTAACTTCTCTACCTCAATTTCTTTCTCTTCCTCCTTAGTTAGGGGACGAGCCTTACCCTTAGCTTCTTTATATCCTTTAGGTATGAATGTCTTCTTATCTTTTACAGTACCACCTTCACTGAACTCTGGTATTTTCTCATCTAAATACATGGCCTTAACCATACCATTTATCAGAGGGTTTTGTTTAATAACATTGTTCTGTAAATCTAACACTTCTTTCCCATATAAGGGATTCTTCTTCATGTCTATACCATTCTTATCCAAAGGTACGCCATATATTGACTTCATTTGATAACCATGATAATCAGCTTCTGTACTAGGAAACACCTTACCCAATCCATTATAGGCTTGTAATTGTAATTCAGGACTGGTGAAACCTAGTTTCTTAGCATACTCCATCTTCTTCTTAAGAGTTATTGCTAGACCCTCCTCTACAGTGGTATCCATTAAATCACCCTCTTTCCATTGGTCACCTGTTACGTGGCCCACATTCTCATCTGTAGAGCCCAATCTAGTTTCAGCTAGACCTACAGCAACAGCTGTATAAGGGTTAATACCAGCAGATTTAGCAGCTTTAATAAGTTTGTATACAGTCCCTACGTGATAGTCACCCTCCTTCTTATCCCTATTATCCTCCATAGGTTTACCAGTGGTTGCTCTAATCTTCCTCTTATCAGCTATGTTAAACTTCATAGTTTCCTGATTGACCATAGTATAAGGGTCAACACCACTTTTTTCAAGCAGTTTCATGAACTGAAGTATCTCATTCTTAGAGGCTTCATTCTTTAACTCCTCTGGTGACTTAGTAGGAGGGGTTGTTTTCTTCTTAAGCTTTTGAGGCATAGTATCTCCATTTGTAACCACCAGCACTATCAAAGTCTCCTCTAATAGCTTTGGCTATATTACCTGATTTAATTTTAAGTTTCTTTGTAGCCTGAGCCATAGTGTCCCAGACCTTCATTAAGTTACCTGACATTGAGTATTGGGCTATAGGTATTTTAACCTGTGTTTTAGCCTCACCACGGAGCTTACAATAGTCTTCGTAGGATTCCTTCAGGATGTTCAATCCAAGCTCCCTATCGTCCCTATAACAGCTTCTATGTTCATTGATGAATTTAAGCTCCCAATAATCCATTCTACTGTGTGCACATCTCTTAAGTATTTCTACTCTATGTGTATTGAATCCATATCTCCTCAGAGACGCATAGATAAGCTTCTGCTTAATACAATCAAGCTTCCTATAGCTCTCCATGCGTCTCTCAAGATTCTTAGTTTGACCTATATAGATTTGCCCTACTGGGTTAGTTATCTTATAGATATATCCTCTATCTGCCACTGTTAATTGATTTGTTCATAACCCATTTGAAGATAAACTTATATCTTGAGTGTTGGGTATTTGAGAGTTTAATCTTGAACCAATCACTTCTCAGTCTCATACGAGTGAGCATGTTACTGGTCTTATTATAATCTACAGCCTTAGGGTTAACCTTCCTATTTACATTACCACATCCATATACCATCACTGGCATGAGACTATTGTGGTCTCTAGTGACATCACTAAACTTATTAAATCTCCATATATCATCTGTCTGAGATACTGGAATGTTAATACCATCACTATCTATTGTTGTAAGAAGTCCACTAGACATGTCATTCTTATCGCGTACATTCAATTTAAGGTTACCACTAGTCTGCTGTGTACTATGTATTACAGCTTCTGTAAAGGTAACATCTTTCATTAACTTCCAGTCATAGGAGTTAGTATATCTTAATACATCTAACCTATATGACACATTAGTTAATACCTTAGTCTGTGGGTCAGTCTTGGTAATTGTCTCTACATCAAATGGGTGGAATACACCATAGAATGTCTGATAACCCTTATTAGTTAACAGGTGATTCCATAAACTAGCATCTCCACTATTTATACCTGACTGGAAGAAGTTCTGTTGCTCCACATAGTAGTTAGGTATAAAGGAGTAGTATGATACCCATGACTCAGTTAGAGGAGAGTATGCTAAAGTCCATGAGCTATCACAGAAGTACTTAGGGTCGCTAATATCAATTGGATGATATGTAGTCTTCTCTACAGTCTTACATACAGTCTCACATGAGGTTGGTAACTCATTGATACCTGTACACCAGTATGCGCCATCTTGTTCCACAACTACGTGACATCCTTGACCCGGACACTCATATCTATGCGCCTCTATAACCTCACCAACATAATCTGCACTATCTAATAGTACTGTAAGGTCACCATCTTGTGTAGCAGCAAGTATCTCAGCCTCAGTATTCTCATATACTTGTACACCAAAACCTGCGGGCCCACCTGTATTCATACATTGAATCTCAATAAAGTGTTGACCTTGTGGTATTGTTATAGGGAAGATATGCCATATCTTATAGGATACTTCACTATTAACAATTGGGTTGAAATTAGTGTTAGCCTCTACATCAGGGAAGTGCTGATTAGCCATTGCCTGTAAGTCATACTCTAGTATAGTCTCACAGTCAAGTATAATACGAGCCCTATCATCAGCGCCTATACCAATATAGTAAGTCTTAGTGGTAGGTATATCTACTCTAAGTAGTAGGCCTACCCAAACACCTATTGGATTATCTCCTGTACTATTCCATATAGCTGTCCTATTTAATGGGCCAGCTGTATTATTGTTTACACCATTTTGATTCTGCCAGTAAGGGTCAGTCATGATTGTGTAGACACCTGTACCATCTGGATTGAAAGAATCATACAGTGCAGTATACCACCTTGTATAGTTACCGTCACTCTTCTTAGCTGCCTCAAAAGGGAGTGAATCTTCAATGAGTACGGCAGGTGTTAAGGCTTCTTGCACACATCTTCCGTTGATTAACTCATATCCTTCAGGACAACAGTTTATTAGTTCACACTCCTCTACTGTTTCTGTAGTGGTAGTATAGAACTGTCCATCTTGATATACTATACTCTTATCTCTAGGCAGAACATCTCTCTTAGTAATGAATAGACGCTCAAACCTATTGTCCCATGTCATACATAATCCTATATCTTTATAGGAATTATCAACTGGTACATTCTTAATATACTTGCTTATATTGAAAGGGAGGTTCTCTTTTAACCAATTGCGCATACCCTTACGAGATATCTCACTTGGTGTACCTCCATTCTGTAATAAGAATACCTCACCTCTCTTGGCATCTGCCCAGAAGTGACCATACTTTGTACTACAGAAGGCCTTATGTTGTGTACCAGCATAACCTACGTCAGTCTGACTATAGCTCTGTTCTGGGTTAGCAAACATATTACCATCTCCAATAATAGCAGACTTGTTGTCAGTTGCAAGCTTAATGTAAGCATTACCAACTGCCATGTTATTCTCGAATCTTAACAGGAACTTCTGTGACTCAAGTGCATTAATATCTATTAGCTCACCATTAGTGAGGTCATAATCCTTATAGTTGTTAGCTTTGTATACTAACCAGTTATTCTGCTTCTCCTCTAAGTTGGATGGCTCAGAGTATATTACCCTAGTCTTATGATGATTAATGTTAGTTTCATTAACCTTATAGTCCTTAGGTAGATGGGTGAAGAAGTTCTGTAAGTTATTGCGCGATAAGTCCCAGTTATATGAATGGTAGTTATCATTAGTAATAGATACAGTCTTTTCCTGTAACCATAGGTCTGGTATATTAGTACCTACATTAGGGAAGAAATTCTTATCTAATGTATTCTCAGCTTGTCTATAGTCTACATTAACATCGGACTCTACAAAGAAGTAAGGTATACCATAAGCAAACAAGTACATAACACCCTCTTCAAAGTATCCTCTATCGACGTACTTATCTAGGTTAATGTTCTTGATACCAAGGAATTTGAACACATCCAATACTAGTGCAAACATTGCTTTCATAGCTGGAGTGAACCTTGACATACCACCAGATACAGCTGCACCAAGTCCCGTTAAGAAGTCAGTGGCAGTTATTCTCTTGTATGCCTTATCAAATGCATCCTTAACCTCTTGTGTCAGTTCATACTTAACTGGCCCTGTGGACAGGAAGAATATAGGATAGGCTACATTATGTAATTCGTTGTAGAATACATCCGTATCATCCTGTTGTCCTACAGTATTAGTAAGGAAGAATGGTAACTTTCTCTTATCAGCGAATCTATTGATGAAGATGTCTCCACCAAATACAGTAGTAAACTTCTCTCCAAAGTAGAGGAGTGAACCTGTGTCAATAGACTCATAAGAGTATATCTGACCATATTGGTCATTACGTATCTGCTTAATGGAAGCGTAATATGCATTAACATCTCTCATTACGCGTACATCAGAATCTAAGTTCTGTCCAGTCTCTTGTCTGTATGAACCAAAAGTATAACGTGTGTTATCTTGTGGGCCAGCTACAGTGTGAGAGAAAGGGAGGTCACCATTAACTTTGAGGAATACTGATGATTCTCTCTGATAGTTATTGACAGGGGCTACATCACCAATGTCATATATACCTGAATCTAAGTATCCGGCAAGTTCAATGCTTCTTATCTTATTACCATTATCAGGAACTGGTGCACTCATACTATAGTTACCTACAGCGTGATAAGCATATCCATACTCCCTGAATGGGATTAGTTTCTTAATTAAGTCAAAGGCTACTTGGAATGAGTTGGTGAATTGACTTAAGTCAATATTCATACCTCCTCCTACACCACTGAAGCCACCTTCAATAGTATAGTTCATACAGGTAGTTATAGCTAGTGTAAGCGCCATCTTAACACCCTTCTGTGTACCAATGGTATACTTAGCATTATCCTGTACCTTGACTAAGTGTGTATTAGCTTTACCATATTCAACAGTCTCAAGTTTCAGCTTACCAGAAATAGGCTTCCTCTTAAAGGAAGTATCTGGTGACATGAAGGTATATCTACTCTGAGATACATCATTATTGAAGCCATCTAGTCTAGTATCTTCCTTCTGACCCGGAATGCCCGGAACCATTTCAATAGTCCTCTCTACCTCAGTTGCAGATAAGAATGGGTCACTTCTTAAGTCATTGAATGGATAGTTAGGATATAAGAACTTTTGTTTATCCTTCTCATACTGACCAACATTAAACACCATACCTTTAGCCACAATACTTCTATTACGACCACGGTAAGACCTAAGTATCTTGATACCTATTATGTCATCTTTCTCCTCTTGACTTAAACTGGAGTTCTTTATAGCCTCCATTATGTTGAATTCATCAACCTTAACACCTATAGGAAATATAGTATGTTCATAGTTGATATCTCCAGTGATATTGTTATCGTGTATAGGGGATATAGCACAGTCAGGGAATCTATGGTGTCTGATGAGCTGACCAGCTAATTCACCCCATACATCAGGGTCATTAGGGTATCTCTCAGTACTCTGCCAGAATCCAAACTCACCATACTTATATGGGCCTATATAACACTTATTAGGTGAACACACTGTGATAGTATCACTAGAACATGCATCACCTATATTGTGTACATTAATAGGAGGTTGATTCTCTCCTTCAAGACTTTGTGTAGTGAAGTCAAAATTAACTGCCTGACAAGGAGATGCCTTGATATAAATGTCTGTATACCAGTTATCCATATCTGGTAATATATACCAAGATGAGTTACTGCCAAAATTAGGTACAGTAACAGTTGTCTGTCCAGCTGGAATGACAATAGTTCCCGGTATACCAAAACCTGCAATAGGGTATAAGTTATAACCTATTGTGTTTGATGGCATGTTAGCTGGAGGAATTATATCAAATCCTCTTGAACGGTAGTTACCATCTGTATTAAGACTTATGTAGCCTATCTCTAGAGTTAGGTCATAAGTTAAGGGAGAGTTTAGTGTTACTACAGCTGTGAGTGGGTCTCCTGTACCACCACCATTATTTAAGGTGTCCACAAAATTTAGTGTGCCTGTTACTGCACCACTGCCTGCACTTGGAGTAATAGTAACTGTAGGCTGACATCCTGTGTCATCCATTAGATAACTTAGTCCACTTACATTCTGCAATGTACCTGTGTTATCCTCAGCATAGACCTCAAAGTCCATGTTATTACACTTGATACGGGCATATATCTCCTCGTATGTATCGTGATAATCCCAAGGGGCAGGAGTATTCATATTACCAAAACTGACTACAGTTGTCTGTCCAGCAGGTATAGTTACCTTAAATGGAGCAGAATATGTAGTTGGTATAGCTGGAATACTAGCAGGTACAAACAGTCCTGCATAGCTATGTGCTTGTGGTAATGCGTTAGGTGTTGCACCCGGAACAGTATAACCAAGCTCTACTACTATATCGTCTGGATAAGGTTGAGCTACATCTATAGTAATCTTGCTGATAGTACCTGTCTTCTCTATGGTAATTACACCACTAATAAGCTGATTAACAGTACCTGTAAGCGGTGTTACTGTAGTAGTTCCTGTATTTACAGATGTACCCGGTACTACTATATCGACACAATTATCCCCACCAGAAGCTACATACTCAGGTGAATAGTCTATTTCTTTAGCAGTATTGTATACTTGCCATCTGTATTTATCTTCTCCGGGCTTACATTTGTCTACATCAGAGTTTACAGCATCGTCATTAGTGATAGCATCCCAATCAGTAGGCCCTGCTTGTGGGCCCGGTATAGGGAATCTATCACCCATTGTACCATCCTTAAATAGAGGTACGAAGTCAAATGCATAAACTTCATCACGCATATAACCCCTCAACTCAGCTGTGTTAGCTATGTTGTTATAAGCTTGGAACTTGTTCACTGGTAGTGTCCATGTCTCCCACTGAAGTTTGATTCTATTAGCTACTGACTGATAGTTAACTCTCTTCTTACTATGGAGATTACCCCACATAAGAATATTATTCTGAGCTTCAACAGTACCAGACCTCTTATATGAAGGAGACCTGAAGTATATCTCATTTAATGTAAGCTCTCTAGGAGACTTATCATTACCTGTATAAACATACTCAAAGTGGTCATTTATAATGTCGTATGTACCAACTAGGTCATAACTTTGTACACCCTCAATAGTCTTGATTACAGCTATATTGAAGTACTTAAAGTTCTCATCTAGGTGGTCTATGTGTATTTTAATGGAGCGTGATGTGACAAATGAAGGTTTATCATCTATCTTATTTTCCCACACACCAGCAGGGTTAGTCACAGAATAGTACTGTGATAACTCTTCTCCCTTACTATTAGCATAGGCTACAAGGAATTGGTATGTACCAACCTTGAGAGAGCCTGTATCTAACTCATCTACTACCTTAATAGTAGGTACTTCGAAGTCAGGGAATACCTTAGTCAAGTTGCAGTTAAGTGCACCATTTGAAAGGTATGGTATGTTATTAGTATCTAACCACTTCATTGGATTGTAGTTATCAGTCCAATAGAGGCGTATAGTCTTATTAGTTATCTCATATTCAGCTTTGTGTATAGGATGGTCATAAGAGAAGTTAAGGCACGGGTCATTAACCATCTTCACGTATACCATGCATGGGTTACCAGTACTCTCTGTCTCCTCACCAAATACAGCTTCTGTTGGCTCATTCTGAGGGCACTCAGCACAATAGTTAGTATTATCAGGGTCAACCAGATTAATAGTATCTATACACTTAGATGCATCATTCTCAATATAACCTATCTCAGAGCCACCTGTTTCAGGGTTAACAAGCCAATACATGGTACGTCCAACCTCAACAATGTTAATCCTACCAATGACCTTATAACCCTTAGGGAATAACTCCGCTATAGTATTACTAGGTTCATTAGTTAGACTCATTTGCCCACCATCCTCACTCTCTTGACGTGCATTGAGGGCATAAGTATATGCACTCTTACCATCAAGATTGATTGGGTGAACATCTGTATTAAGTCCCTTAATGGGTTGATTCAATTCTTTGTTATCCATTACAGTTGGTAAAGGTTAAGACTCTTCTTGTTTCTACGTATCATGTCCGTCATAGACTTGAAGGTAGGTAGCTTGGTAAGATATATAGCTTGTGACAGAGACTCTTTATAATCATCTCTATACAGTTGTAATAATCTTGACACATCACCATCTCCATTAGTCACCATATTCTTCATCAAATTGTACTTGATGTAGTCCTCTATACACTTCTCAATGATAGGGTCATCTGGTATTAAAGGGAGGTGTGTTTCTTCATCAAGGGGAAATGCATTGTACATTAAGTATATACTACCATCCTTGAAGTTTGTAAATACTCTATTGTTAGTTATTGTTATCTCATCTGTTGCCCTACTGAACATGTTAGTACAGTTGGTAACACAGCATTTCTTTGTGTCTACATTGCCCAATTTTAAGAGAAGAGGAGAAGAATATCTAAGTATGGTTGAGCCCCTAGGTACTAATATCTCTTCTTGTCTATTGAACTGACATGTAGGTGGGAGTTTCCAGAAGTCTGGACAGTCCTTACATACGTATGAGTGTGTACTTGGGTTGGCAATCTCAGGATAGTAATCAAATACTCTCCTCTTAAGTAATACACCATCCGCATTCTCTTGCTCCACAGACTTACTACACTTGAATGCTACTTCAAGTAGTTTGAAGTCATCAGGTAAGTCTGCTGTATAGTTACATACGTCAATTATTTCTTCAGCGTCAATGTACCAGTTAATACCTAATAGGTTGATAATGTAGACTACTTGCTTGTAGAATCTACCTTCATCAATCATGCCTGCATTATCAAATGTATATAGGTCTTCTCGTATTCTAGCGAACATTGCGTCCGTACTTCTGAATGAATGTCTATCCATTATTTCATAAATTTGTCAAGATTTATACGAATCTTTCTTGTTTTAAAGTCATCATACTTGTATTCAGTATAAACCTTTCCATCAAATAAGTTCTTAGATAACTTGCGCACCATCTTGCGCTCAGCTGTTAGCTTGTATACATTAATGTTCTTACAGCTAGATAGCTTATCTGTTAACCATAATACCCTAGCCTTGTAACCAAAGGAATGGAAGTTAGTATGATATACTATAGTGTTATGCTCCTTAGTCTTCTTCCAGTCAATCTGTTTGAAACTAGTTGACACAGCAGGCTTATATCTACTTACAGCAGAGAAACCTAGTGCTTCTGGGAACTTGAAGCCACTGATATTACTAAGAATTCTATCTTGTATCTTAAGATTACTCTCTTGAATAACTTTTAAGAAGTCTAGATATGATATCTCTACTCCACTTTCTCTTTTGAATCTAGCCCAAAATGTCTTGTTGAGTAACTTTAGCCTATCTCCATTCTTTAATCCTCTTGACTTATTGGCCATTACGTGGAGAGCCTCCCTTCTCTGTCTTGTTATTAGTATCTAGGTCAGCTACTTCATCACGTATATTGCGCTTATAGAAGTTAAATAAGTCCTTAATGGTCTCTTGTTTAACTATAGCAGCTAAGTGTGCTGGACAAGGAAACTGTTCATCTAATGACTCTGCACATGCAGATGTCTCGGTACAGGAGCTTAATCTCTTGGCTACTAATGAGTCTACGAAACATGCTGTTAAGTTGACTGTGGTTAGATTAGAATCTGGTATAATTAAGTGTTGCCCTTGGAACCAGTAGTATTTTTGCCTAGGGTCTCTATATTCACGCTTAAGTATCTTTAGATAGTCATTAGGCGTCGTTGGTAAGTAAGTCTTATTACCTGCTACTGGAGATACCTCTCTTATGATGGGCCCGTGACTGTAACTGTATATCTCTGGGATTGGTTCAACTGAACGAGAAAGGGAGATGTATAATGGGATTCTAACATCTGTACATTCTGAATTATCCACTGTCTCTAGTTTAATGCAATCTACAGGAGTCCATATGTTATTATCGTAGAATAGCTTTAATTGGTCATTTTCCCTCTTGAGGAAGAGTCCATTATAGTATGTCAGTTTTGACAATACATACCTCTCTGACACCCTATCATCTACCTGATGGGCTCTTAGGTCATTTATTATTTCTGAAACTACCTCTCTCTTAGTCATTAACTAATAAGTGTTATAAAATGAGGTAAATATACTACTAATCTGTGAACTATCAAAAATATCTAACGTATCTACATGAAAAAGCCCCAACTTGTGGGGCCTTATCATTTATATTGGTCTGCGAACATTAGACATCTCTGTCACCTGTGGAATTGAGATAGGTAGAGTATCCCTATCTATTATACCTTGTAATGAGCCGGGAGCAATTGGCTCAATAGAGATGAACTGTTTACCCTCACTAGAGGGATTAACGAACTCAATTAGAGCTAGGTTGCTAGAATAATTTAGTTTCTCAAAGAACCTCTTTAACATCTTGTCTCTTAGGTCATCACTTGCATAGTCTAGCACTACTGCAATGTAGGGTTGATTCTCAGAATCCATGTCAATCTTGATTGTACTTCTCATAAATGTTTGTTTAATGAATGAATATGTGCCATATGGTCACAGTGCAAATATACGGAAAGTATTTGAAACAAAAAAGCCTCCCTTAGAAAAAGGAGGCTGTAGACGAAATATAACAATTAAACTACAAATTGTAAGTGTGTTCTGTAATTAGGCCCTTCTCTCTGTGCCATATAAAGCCTTTAGCAGCCTTCATTGATATATAGCCTTTACCGTGGTGCCAAGCATCTGTTCCACTAAGGCTAGGAAGAATCCTAATTTTAAATCCAGCATGTTCATCAACCCCTAAGAAGTTAAGAACCTTGCTCTTATGAAAGTGACCAAGGTGTACCTCACGATACTTTGTATTAGCCCACATTTGTGCTTGTTCATTTGCAGCTATCATACCAAGGTCAGTATGTTTCTCTTTATCACCGTGCGTGAACATAATCATGTTAGCACCATACTGATAGTATTTGCGGAGTTTAGGCTCATTATGCACCGCAACATTTGCGTCGTTATGGAACCATGCATCTAACACCTCCCCTAATGAGAACATAGTAACCTCATCATGATTACCCGGAATCACAACTACATCTACTGGCGCTACACTAGATAGGTTATTAATGGTGTTTACAAGCAGTTCCTTAGCAGTTCTGAACATCTTACCAAATCTACTGTCACAAGATTGTGGAGTGCCTGAGGTAGTCATGTTAGTCTTGCCATCAACATTAATCATATCATTACCTATAGGTAACAATATTCTATCAATAGTTGCAAGATTGGTTCTACTAAGGAGTTCCTCAATAGCCTCATTATATCTAGCAACAGCTATTTCAATATCATAATCTTCTCCTGTTTCTTTATCCCAAGCTAACTTACCTATGTGTAGGTCAAATATTGATAGCTCTAGTAAACAGTTTCTTTCAGCGGGAACTCTTCCTGTACGTATAGGACTAACCTTAGGAGAGTTTCTTCTCATCTCATTAAGGATAGTCTCCTTCTGTAATTCAAGGGAGAAGTCTAATGGGTTGTGCCCTATGTTAAATGCAGTTGCAGGACTTGCTTTAGGCATCTCCTTTAACTTCTTTACTAACTCTACTATTTGATTCTCTAGGTCAATAATGTAATTGTCCTGTTCAACAGATTTTAATTCTGGTACTATACCTATCTCTCTAGATAATTGTTCGTATGAAGGAACCTTACCATTTCTCCAAGTCTTACGTGCACTATCTGCTGATACTAATCCATGCTTTCTAGCTAGAGTAGCCCAATCAGCATATTTACCATTCTTTTGTACGTCCTGAATTAATGTTTGTTTTGACATCTTTGTTTAGTTTTTAATTGTTATCAATTTCGTATGGCGAAGTTACAGCGTATTTTTTGCATTTCCTAATAAACTTTTGCTATAGGGACATAAAAAAGGCCCGCGATGTAGATACATCCGAGCCCCCATTGCGTAAAACCAAACAAAAACGCGGGTATTATATTATGTAGTAACCAGTACCATTAAATTGTAATCTGAGCAAATCCCATTGTGTTGTAATAGTCTTAGTAGAAGCTCCATCTATAGTAGCTTCTCCTGTAACATCAATTATAACGTTGTTAGATGCTGCAATCTTTTTGATTATGAATATCTTACCACCTGTTATACCTGTGGTTGGTAGAGTAATCATAACGTTTCCACCAGTGGTATCCACTACAATAGTGCTATCATTCTTAGTAGCAGAGTAGTCAGATGTCTTAGGAACTACATTAATAGCCATTCCAAATCCACCTATATAACCCTGTCCTCCAGCATTAAAATCTACATCTGCACCGATAGTGAAATCATTGAATCCAGCAAATCTGATAGTATTAGCGGGGTCACCTGTTATGACTCTATTACCAGACACAGTACCATCTGAATTGTATATGTTAGTATCAGTGTTAGTTACGGGAGTGTATGTTTTAAGCTGAATCTTAGCACTCTCTACTGTTGCATCAGCATCATACATGATTACATAGTCACCTGTAGTGTACCCTGTAAACATTGCATTCTTGATGGCAGGTATTTCAAACCTCTGACATTCACCTGTTTCAGCATTACTACCCACTAACACACCGGGTAAGGCACCTGTTGTATAGTTGCTGTATACTCCCATTACTGAGGTACAGTCAACTGTATTCTCGGGTGTAGGGAATGCACTAGGTTTAATAGAGACTAACTTAGTTACACTGGTTGCATCAGCAGATACCTGATTGATATCAAACTGATTCATATCAAAGATATGCTTCTCCATTGTAGGAATCTCAGCAAATATCTTCTCTACTCCATTAGTCTCAGTCATAGTGTAGAATGCCACACTAGCTGTAGATTTAAACTTATTGTATAAGTAGTCAGGATTAGTATCCGTATTCCTAGTCTTAATCTTATATGTATCACCAGCTCCACTAACCTGATTCCTAAGAGTGCATATTTGTGTCAGGACAGTATTAAAACCCTGTGCTATACTTGTAGGTAATGGGTCAACTGTGTAACATGAGTTCCACGTAACTCCATTAAGGGAGGTTCTAGTGTTAAGGTCAGCCAACTTATCAGTATGTAATTGTAACATCTGTGTCTGTGTGGCAGCCTCTGGTATTGTAATATATGAGTTACTGTGTAATCCTACAGGCTTCTCAACATTAGTTATTCTTGTATTTTGTGAAGCATAGTTGCCTGCATAGGTACTATTAACAAAGGTATTAAGTTGTGTCTGTGTATTACATACATACTCAGAGATAGTCTCTACAAACTCTTGTTGAGTAGCAGGAGACTCATCTTCACCTGTAAGTAAGCAGTAAGTATTGTAGTTACTGTATGGGCTCTCCCCATCAGCACCACACAACTTAGTATCTATAAGCTGTAAGATAGCTTCAAGTCTAGTACCTGTGCCCACACCTAAGCAAGTGAGGTCATCACCTAAATATACGACACACTGAGCATCAATAATGTTTAAGCAACCTACTTGAGCAGGAGTTGTCTCACAAGGGACATAGTTTAAAGTTGGATTAGATTCGTTACAAGATGTACAGCTCATATTATTAGTTTATCATCATTATGAAAGCACAGGCTCTGTAAGGCATTCTATTCTCATGGAACGCATCACCCCCAGTATTTCCTATTGTTACCTGTACTGTAGCAGAGTCACCCTGTACGTTACGTAATCCTATGTCAGTATTACCCTGTAACATAATCATGTTAGGATATACTATAGGTTTGTCAGCGACAACTTTACCAGCACTATGTGAGTGAGGTTGAGTACTAGCTGTGTGACCGTGGTCAGGCATTTCATTTATTGTATTCTTATGTCTAACCTCACCACCAATGTCATTGATACTATATCCTGCACCACTATTATGTGGTAGACTAGGGTCAACTTGTTGATGAAGTGCTCCACCACCTACACCATTAACGGCACCTACTGGTACTCTACCTCTCATATCAGGTGTACCATTAAGCCCATTACACAGATAGAATCCACAGTAAGGACTATTATCTGCTCCTTTACCTGAAGCATCAAAGTGTGTCAGTGGGCCAAAGTAAGGGAGTGCTACAAAAGGTGGTACGAAACCACTGAACATTATTTTAGTTGAAGCTCCTGAGCCTACAGGTGTTATCCTGTTAGTCATACAAGAGGACAACATGTTGGCTAATGCAGTTCCTATACCGTCAGTTACAGTAGTACTAATTGTACTATTAATTTGGTCGATAGCAACTTTGAGGTCACATATGTTATCAATAAGTATTTGCAATACTGTATTAACTGTGTATGCGCCATAAGTTGGGTCACAAGGGTCACCAGTAGCTCCTATCTCTATACACTTGAAGTCTAAGTTAAGGCTCTGTGTCTCCCCTACTTGTGTTGTTAAGCTGTCTATAAGCCCTTTAAGGGTACAGCTATATGTAAGTAATATCTTCAGTAAGTTGCCTGCATTCCTGTCCTGAGTGCCTATAAGAGCCACTAAGTCAGGGCATAGAGTAGCTGTAGACATATCAACTGCCACATCCAATGCACAAAGCTTACTTGCTATTGCCTCCTCTAATTTAGTTAAAGCATCTCCCTTAACTATACCCAAACAAGGAAGATTAATTCCTTGCCAGCTGATACAGTTGGTAGAGACTACTTCACCAGAACATAATGTAGAGTAATCTGTTACGCAGCTCATTTACTAATTATCCTAAGTATTTTTGAACAAATATTTTCTAAAGGTAGTCCAGCAAAGCACTCTGTACACAAGGTAGATTTAGCTACAAACATCCTTTTAAGGGACATGAGCATAGATACCTCGTCCATATCAAAGGGAGAGTCAGTGTCATACTTAAGATAATTAAGATGCTTGTTAGCATAACCTACCAGCTTACCATCAATTTTAGATAGCATTACTGATACTTTATCTGCACCGCACGGACAATTAGACTTTCCTGTTGATTGATTGAGCATTATTGCTTAGTATTTTTTACAGTTGGGGTAGTAACATTTACTTGTTTAGTGGCGTTACTAGCGCATTTACTGCAATTTCCATTTTTATCAAGGTTACATGGGCAACCTACTTCTTTTCCACAAGTTTTACACTGTGCCATATTGTTTGGGTTTTGTTAGAGACACTTAGCCTCAATTTTATTTAGTTCCTTATCTGCTCTCATATAAAGCTCTAAGGCTAGCTTAGGGTTACACGCATTAGCTGCTGCCTTAGCACTCATTATTAGGAATTCAATCTCCCTTAACTTGACAATTTTGTTAGGTATGTTACCGTCGAAACAGTTGAGCATATCTAACTTTAAAAGTGCATTGTCAAACTTACACTCCAACTTACACGTCCTAAGAAACATCTTTTCTATGGAGTAAGTTGCAGATGGCTTTATACTATAAGTTGCCTTGTATATTCCATCAGGTAGTACCGTCAATGCATTAACATCTGTAGTGCATGTCAGGTTCAGATTATTACTGTTGATTACATTAATTATCTTGGGAACCATATTCACAACCACTGGGTCAGTAAATCCGGGTATATATACAGTAAACTTGGGTTCAGAGATTGTCTGACCACTAGCATAAATTGAGCCATCAACTATAGTAATTGTCTTGCAATTACCATTTTCAATAATAGAGAAGTCTAAATTAGTATCCATTTATGCATTAGTTAATAAAGTGATGGGAGAGTTTCCCCTCCCACCAAGTTATTGTTAGAATTATACTGTAGCTATACCAAGCCCTGTTACACTATTTACATATGTATTGATAGCAGTTCTGAAAGCTGTTTGACCCGTAGGTACAAATACTTCAATGTTGTAGCTATCTCTGTATGTATCAGACCAACCAAGTACCTTATAATCAAAGTCAAAGCTTAGAGTATATTGGTCATAGTTAGTTGTAGGCACTGCCAGTAATCTTTGACCATAAGCTGCTCTCGTAGCCATGTCATCAGAATAGTACTGACCATCCCACTTCTTAGCATTCTCTTCGTAACGGATTACATATTCGCCAGAACCAAATGGATAGGCTACTGCTTGTATTTCAGTTACAGGGAATGTGCTGATACATCTTTCAGGAGTACCATGCCAATCAGGATTGTATTCGCTTAATTGGATATGGATTGGGTCAGCATTGTAAGGGAATAAGTTGTAGTAACATGCTGATGTAACTCTATCAACAAATGCACTTTCAAACTTCAAACCTACTACTGGGTCACCAGCTGTGTTAGTAGATGTCAACTTAGTTACTGTGATGTACTTAAGTATTGAGATACCACCTAAGAATTCGTGTTCAACGATTCTATCATAGAATTGGTCTCTCAGCATTGTTGGGTCAACATCAGCACAGTTGTCACCGCATGTCTCGCAACAAGGGCCTTGAGCTTCTACGTGTAACATATAACCACCCGGAAACAAATCTTCGATAGGTTTACCAGTCAGTCTGATGTACAGGTGTTTAACCTCATCACACTTGATATCCATGTTCTTAGTGTCTTTGTTACCATTAACACCATCCCAACCAATAGTCATGATGTGATTAGCACCAGCACTATAGTCTTTTCTTCTCCAGCCAGTAATCTTCTTACCAACTATAATCTTGGACTTATCAGTCTCATTTCTGATACCAGCTCCACTAGGGAATCCACTGTAATCAGGAGTACCTTGAGCAATTATAATTGCCTTTTCCTCAGCCCAAGTTGGTGTAGCATCAGCTACATAAGTGTCCGCATTGAAGATACCCAATTGACCATCTGCGAGGGCAGTGGTAGTACCAGCAGCGAGTAAGGTATTGTTATTGGTTACGAATACCTTTGTAAAATTTTGATTCAAACCTACCATTATTCTATTGTTTTGTTGTTGTTAATCTATTTGTTTCTGTTTACTCTATCTGTTGATAGTTGAAATCCTTCAACGTTTTGAAAAGTTCTCTGTACTTCTAGTGCACACATATCTAACACCTCCCTTACCGCTTCATCTGGAAGCTCTGGGTTGACATTAGAGGAGTCTGTACCATCTACATGTTTATACCCGGCGATATCAATCTTAACCGGGTATCTATAATATGTCATAAGCACGGACTTTACTTCAAAGTCTGTCTTATATACTTGTATTTTGTTTCCTGCAAAAGTAATTACAGTTTCTCTGTAATCAAATGAAGGTGAATTAAAGTGGTCACCTAGATAGGACTCAAGCTCTAATAATTTTACCTCATGTGTCTTAAGTAACTTCTCAGTACAGGAGGCTCTTGATGCTAATATATGAGTCTTGATATGGTCAAAATAATTGGAAGGTAGTTTACAATTAACATACCTTCCAGTTATCGACTCAATCTCTAGGGTTTTATCTAGTTCAACTAGACCCTCAACTTCATCTATCGCATACCTTGAACTTCTCTCTTCAAACTTACTTGAGAACCATTTGGGCTGTTGTTCATTGTATAACATTATGAACTCACCCGGAGATATATCTACATTACTAGAGTTGTCCAGACCATTTATCTTTAGTTCAAACTCTTTATAAGCCTCTAGTGCTGTCATTTATTATCCGAACTTGCGCTTCATTTCTACTTCCTCCTGTATAGATAACAACTCTCCACTATTCTTCACATCAGTTAAGAAAGTAATAACTTCCTTAGGCTCTCTACCTAATGTGATGTTACCTCTTTGATATAGATTATCTCTACGTCTAATAACATTCCATTTTACAGCATCAGCGAAGATTAGCTTAATGTTGATTTCTTCAGGAGATTTCCTCACAGCAGAAAGAAACTTATTAACTGAATCTAATTTCTCATCATTGTCGAGATATGTACCGAATATATCGTATACATTCTCAGGAGGTGTGGACTCATTAATAGGTAACTCTAAATACTTGGCAACTAATACTGCCCTATTAGGCACCTTCAGTAACTCAAGTAGAGCTGCACTAGCTTCATCCTTGTTTCTCCTTTTCTCTAGTCTATCAGTCACATCCTCGAATTCACGAGCAATGTAGTATTTTGCATTTTTGTATTCAGCTCTATTTGCATCCTTGAGAGTTGGGGCAACTACATCAGATACTAATAGTACATTATACTTAATACGGTCAAGAGGATTAGTTAGATTAAGAGGTTTGTTTGGGTTAACTTCAACCCAATATGTATTCCAAAATGCACTCTTACCTGAAAGGTCAATATTAGTCAGAGACTCTAATGACTCTCTCTCCTTTTTCAATGCCTCTCTCTTAGCTTCCCTTTCTGTCGCGTCTTGTATAATCAATACTGAGTGTGCGTTCTCGTCCATACCAGTTAACCATCTGCCATCAGGGCCTAAGGCTGGTTGATACAAGTCTACACAATTAGGGAATTTACTTCTGCCATCAGCCTCTAATCCGAGGTTAGGCCTAGATTTACTCGCGTTCTCTTTGAACCTTACGAAATTGCTACTCATTATATGTTGGTTTTGTTATTAGTTTGGAAGGTATAAAGGGAGGTGCTACTAAGTATTTAATAGCACCCCACAATTTCATTATACATTCTTTTCAAGCAGGATACTTCTAGAAGCATCTTTCAGCCATATTGCACTCATACTCTTCATCCAGATAGCATAACCATCTCTTTGTGAAGTAGAGTAGATTGGGCCGCTACTCATCCAGTTTGGTGCGTGTGTACCGAGTTCATAACCCCATACAATGCCATCCATACCTTCAGGTTTAACTAGTGTTATGTTAGAGCCATTGTTTGCACCTTGCTCATAACGGAACTGAGTATCCATCTTAGCAGCTGCATTAGTCTCTCTGTCGTTTGTTACGTCAAAGATTGCAAGCGTGTAAGAGTGTACTGGGAACTCTCCGATAAGTCCATCAGCTACTCTGTTATATAAGTTGTCAAATGCAGGGTTAATTTCGAATTCAACCCATCCCGCTGTAGGGAACTGCATTGATGTAAATCTGTAACCAAATTTCAGATTCTGAGAATCTCCCTTAAGTAATCCTACATCACTAGCGTTAACTGTAAATGGAGTCTTACCAAATTCATTCTCAATTAATTTCTGAACCTCAATCATTGCGCCAGTACCTACTTGTACCTTAACTCTACGCTTCTCAATTGGAATACCTGAGTTGTAGAATAACTGTCCAAACAGACCATCCAACATTGCCTTAGAAAGAGTTGTGTATTTCAGACGTGTACCATTACGCATTTGCTCATACAAGCCCATACCTACACGCACTGGAGTTCTACCAGAACCTTCAACCACACCACCTTTAGACCACATCAAGTCCATTTCTTCCATCTTCTTCATCTCTGCCCATAACATAGCCTCAACCATGCTCATCCAGCGGAGAGAACCCTTCTTAGGTTTACCAGCTTCATCAAGGTTATACATAACCATTGTAGAGTTGGAATTCTTCAGGTCACCATATACAGATGATATCCACGCCATGTTAGGGTCACTAACCTTCAACATGTCAGCATATGCTGTAATCCAGTGGTAAACTGAACGTGCACCACCAATCTGATTCTCAAGCTTCAAGCTACCAAACTTAGTAGTGATGCTAGACTTCTGTGTATCATACTCATGGTTAGAGTTAGATATCTTCATGAATGGAGTACCGGGTGCAAGCTTTGCAGGTGGGAAATAGGCATTCTTTCTGTCGAAAGATACTACTTGCACGGTGTATACATAACCCCCATTCTCATGATAGATTTCGTCTTCGGTAACGTAAAGTTCGATACCATCACGATAATCATAAGTGATTCTGTCTGTATTAGTGAAGCAATCTTCACTCAGCTTAATTTTGAATTTCTGACCATCAATACCCGGAGTTGAGTTACCAGATACCATGTTCTCTACCATAACTGGCAAGCCAATTTCGTAAGGAACACTGTAGGAGAATTTACCCTCAGCACCATTAACATATACGACGTTGTTCTTCAACTCAGTCATGTTCAATAGTGGAGTGTTAACCAGTCTGCGCTGGTTCCAAAGTGCAAGCATACCCTTATAATTTGTAAAGGTATCTTTCTTATACCAAGAATAAATTGTATTGGTATCGGTATACTTGCCTGCTTTAAACTCAGACTGACTTACTACCAGTGAGTTATTAAAAGTTGTTAAGGATGCCATTTATCTGTTCTATTTTTATTGTTTGTTAGTCTCTACTTAAAGTTCTATAATCAATTACAAGGTCTTTCTCCTTGCTATTCTTACTACTTGAGTGTGTTGTACCTGTTGCTCTATTAAGGGAGCCACTATTCTTGATAAACTCCCAAGTCTTCTTTGCTGTATTTGTTTCTGCTTTCTTGGATACTTTCTCGATGTATTTTTCAGGGTTAGATACGAATGCAATTAGGTCAACAAATTTAGCAGGGTCAGACTTTAGTGCCATATAGTCCATTGTGAACTTGTTGGCTACTCTTCCATCAGAAAGTTTTTGGTCGAACACTAGTAGATTTTGCATTAGTTGCTTCTGTTCTTTTGCACTAAAGTCTTCACGAGACGCGATGGCCTGTTCCATACTCTTAGCAAATTGTTCATTAGCAGCTTTCTGTGCCTCTACCTTGGCAGCTTGTTCTTTTTCAGTTTCCTGAAGTTGTTTCTTAATTTCTTTGTCCATCAGACCTTTCACTTCCTCAGCTTCAGTCTTTAATTCCTTGCGGTCAATGGCGCTATTTATGAAACGGGTAGTCTTAGCTTCTGACCAGCCCATTACTTTTGTATAGTAGTCTCTAACAGCTTGTTGTTGTCCATCCTCAGTTGTGATGTCTAAACCTTCAAGTTTCTTAGATTCTTTGAACAGTGTTATAATCTCATCTGGATTACCACCATTCTTGATGTGATTAAAGATTGCCTTACCATAGTCACCGCTCTGGTCTAGCATCTCATTAAACATCTCCTCTGCTTTCCATTGGGCCTGAGTTGATGCTATCTCACCGTATGTTTCATCAGACCATTCAAAGTCTGCCGGTAACTCAATCTCTTGCCATATACCTCTCTCTACGAGACCCTTGTATTTAGCCTCTAAAATACTAGTATCAGCATCTCCATTACCTTCATCGTCACCATCTAATGTATCATCAAATGTACCGTCGATATCTTTACTAACTTCATCATCAGTCTTGGTAGGAGGCTCTACTTTATCAGTATCATCACCTTCAGGAGCTTTCTCTCTCCGTGTAGGAATCTTTTTCTCAGGTTCAAGGTCAACTTTAGGGTCAACCTTTGTGGGTGCATCTGTCTTTACAGGAGCATCATCCATCAACTGATTAAAGATATCTTCGGAGATAACTTCTAAGTTTACCTCAGTGGTATTATCTGCCATATTTTGGTTGGTTTTTATTACGTATTGAATGCAATATTAAGGAATAATTCTCTATCGTTAAAATCTATACATGAGGTTTAGACAATACATCGCATTAACGAGATATTTTGCTTAGGTCAACCTTCATTTTATCGGTAATCATGTAATAAATGTCTCTAAACATGAACTCCATTGTGTAGGCAAATATCTCCTCTGTACTAGGGTTTAGTTCGGAGTCTAGCTTGTCAAATACTCTGGATGTCACATGGACACATTCGTGTACTAACACATCTATGGTAAGGGAGTCAGTAAAGAATAAGTAGATATTTCCACTAGGGGAGGTATCATCACTGAATACAAAGGCAGAGACTCCATCACCAAAGGGCTCACTATCGAGCCTCTTTAGGTCAGGGAATCCCTTCTTTGCTTCATCTACCATATCTCTAAAGTCTCCATCCTTCTTATAGACTAATACCATGTTATATGGGAATATATCTCCATAACATCTTGAAAATACTGATATAGTCTGGGCGGTTCTCTTAGCCATTATTTACTTGAAGGTTTAGGTTTGTTCTTAGCACGTTGTTTCTCAATAGCTAGGTCATTGACCATGTTCTCACGCTCAACCTGTCTATCTTTCTCATTCTCCTCTTTCTCATGGCTCATTCTCTCCTTTTCAAGTTTAACCTTATCCTTCTCGATATCAGCCTTAGTCTTCTGCTCATTAAGCTTCATACGAGCCTCTTGTCTCTTGAATAGTATATCCTCAGTATGCTTACCCATTTCCATGTTTAGCTTCTGTACCTCAAGTACATCAGGTACTCCACTTCCATCTATGTCTGGGTTACCACCTAAGCCCACACTACCAAGTGCTCTAACTTCAGTAATATACCTTTCATTAGCTCTATCAAGTTCAGCTTGTTCAGCTTCAAACTGACGTTTCTTTTCAGCCTCTTCAGCAGCAGCTTGTATTTGTGCTTGCATACCTTGCTGTTCAGATTGCATTTGTTGTTGTTGTTGAGCTTGTTGAGCTTTCCAAGATGCAGCCAGTTGTGCCTTAATCTCAGCAGGACTATTAGACATGATAACTGTAGCTAGGTCTGTTGGATTAGCACCAGTAGTATTGTTCTCAAGGAACAGTTGTCTCATCATCTCTAGCTTCCTTACTTCTTCTGCACTATTAGCTACTCTTACCCCGAACTCAGATAAGAGGAGGTCTGTTCCAGCTATTTCTACAAATGCACGGGACATGTCAGACTTAACATAAGCTAGTTGTACATTCTCCTTTTTGGATTGTACGTACTGAGCTATCTCTAAGTTCATCTGTAAGCATCTCCTCTTATAATTGGAGAAGTTAGTGAAGTGACTCTCTGTCTGTGCATAGGACTGATTAACAGCCTGTTGTACACCTGTTGCAGATTCTGACGCAGTTGTTGCACCTAGTCTCTGTGGTGTGATACCTACTTGCTTAAGTGCAAAGTTCTCAAATGCCTCAGCTATTTTGAGCCTAGATATCATCCTTGCGGATTCATCCAAGTCAATCTCTTGGAAATGTGAGAAGCTTGATTGCTTAGTATTGGCAGGGCTACCATCTAGTGGGGCTATACCTAACTGCTTAGCAACCAACATTAATTTTTCAAAATTATGCTCACCACCCCAATCTTTACCTGACGGGATAAAGTTCATATCCATCAACATGAACCTACCAATCTCACGCTGCATAATCTCATACAGCTGATTCATAGCTACATTGTAGCCAATCTGGTGTGGCTTCATCAAGTCTACTAGAGACATTGACTCTGCATTTCTGTTGTTGAATATCTGACCACATACAGGAAGCTTAGCCCCATATATATTCAGGTCTCCTCTAAATTGGAACTCAGCTACACCTACATCAATATAGAGAGGTTTAGCTAGGTTGTTATATCTGTTGTTTATCTTGATACCCTTGTATACTTCGTTAACCCAAGTCCAAGTAATAGTGTTAGGTTCTAGGTCATTACCTAATTCTAGAAATGAGTTCTCCCTTTCTTTTACACCCGGTAAGCTGAACGTTTCGTCCACAAGCATTACCATTACTTCCCCAGTCTCGTAGTCATTGTAGACATACTTACCAATCTTACGTTGGGACATCCAGTAGGCCTCTGTGACCTCATAGAGCCCATACTTATTCATGTTGTTGATAGCATCTCCACTACCTAACGCAATGTCAATATTATGGTTGGTAGATTCAGGATTATTAGGGTCAAACCCTAAGTGTCCACTTACAAACTTTTGCTCATCGTAATTCTGATGAGGCATACCTGTTCCTGCTGTTAGTCCTGAGTATGTTGCTTCTCCTGAACCAAAGCCTTGCTTAGCCTTGTAGGATTCATTCTTAAAGGCTTCTAGCAAGAGTATATCACTCTCAGTCATCTTATGACCATATCTGTTGATAATGTCAGGAAGAGATACATATAGTATCCTACCTACATAATCACCATTCTCTATATATGTTACCTCAGGTGACTTATGATAGAATGTGTGTATAGTGTTCCAAGTCTCTTGACTGTGTCCAAAGGGAGTGAGATAAAAGTGTCTAAAGCATCTATCAGCTATTAGCATATCTTCAAATTCAACCTTCTCCTTTTCCGGTAAGTTGAACTGGTCTTTATCATGCTCTAACTGATGTTCTGCCCAAATTTCAGCAGCGTCCATCCACTGAGTCTGCATGTAACGTTCCACCTCAGGTGGGGTTAAAGCACCTCGTCTCTGTTCTATTTGTTGCTGGTATTGTTGTTGTTCCTCCTGTGAGGCAAAGTCTTGTTTATTAGGGTCTAAGCCCTCTTTAGCTAGTTGAGCTTCTATACCTCCATTAATCTCTTGCATCACATACTCCATTAGCAACTCAGTCTTCTTACGACTATAGTTGTTCTTGGCGTTCTCATCTCTAGACCTTACACGGAATATGTCTGGTCTCTTCTGATACTCACCGGAGAGTGTATTAATTACTTGAGAAACAATATCATAGTGACGGAGGTGAGAGGGCATTTCAAACTCATTAGTTAGCTGAGTCATTAAGTCCCCGTATTCCTCACGTTCAATATAGTGGCTGTATATAAACTTACCGCGTACCATCTCATAGTTCTCTATAAGCTTGGTATTCTGATTTATCTGATGTCTACCTATTGCCTCTAGTGCATCCATGCAATCCTGCCTCCACTTCTCAGTCTTTTGACTAAGGGGAAGCATTTGAGGAGGTAATGATAGACTTGACGAGCTTACAATCATTAAGTTTTGTTATGAAGTGCCAAATATACTAAGATTTAGCAGATTAAAAAAGATACATAATCAAAGGAGGTGATTACCTCATCATAAATGGTGACCTGTTTGGGCCCTTTCCTTTGAATCCTAGGGAGCCTCCCATCATGAATGGACTACGCATTGATTTCTTTTTAGCTTCTTCTCTCTCTTCTGTAATGGCTATCTTAGGTATAGTTGCATCTAACTGCTTAGCATACGCTAAGGCTATAGAGAATGCCCTTATACGGTCAAAGTTACCCTCATTCTTATTAAATTTCATCATCTCCTCTAATAGCATTGGGTCTAGTATTCTAGTTACACCCAGTACTTCTCTAGTCACTTTACCTTTCTCATCACGCTCCTTAGCTACCATCTCCTTTGTATAGATAACAGCTGTATTATTCCAGTGTGTTATGGTAGCTGTGGTTGGTGGCAATCCATATGTAGACCTGTGTCTAGTGTTAGGATTAAGCTCCTTAAGGAATGACATACCTTCTGCTAGATAATATGTCTCATTCTTCTCAATCATGTATTGAATAAACCCATAGTCAGCGTTCTCACACATAGCTATAGCATTGTACATCTTTAAGAGGAGGCGTACATTCTCATACCAGTCATGTATAGACTTAGGCCTACCATTATACCAAGCTACTGGCATGTACTGGAATGTCTCTCCCATATTATCTGTCATACGTTTAAAGATATAGACAGAACCTAGTGAGTCTGAATAGTCTGATTCAGATTGCTTATAAGGGTCAATTCCAGCCACATACAGCCCGTAAGGTGCATTGCTTATAGGGAACTCCACTATCTCTACAACGCCCTCTTTCTTAGTATCTGACTTCACTGGGAACTCACTTACCGGGTGCTTATCTGAAGCCTTGAACGCAGTCTCTCCTTCAGCATTGAGGAATAGCTCTACCCTAAAGCTCTTGAACCCATTAGATATAAGATTGTTTCTATGCTCCTTACAAGCTTCTTGTGGGAAGTCATTTGCATCAATAGTAAGGAATGATTCACTAGGTACTAATGGATAGTAGGCCTTCTCCTTGATAATCTCATTACCAGTACTAGACCTTAATGCAGCTTCTCTCCTAGGCTTAACAAACTCCTCCTTTACTCTCTCCTCGTTAGATACAAGAATAATGATTCGCTGTAATTCCGGGTGAGGTTGCAAGTCCATTTTACGCACCTTGGTTAAGTAGTCAAATAGAGTCCAAGGTTCCTTATACTTATTCAAGGCCTTAGTTACAGGAACAAACTTCCCAATTTTACCAGTACCTTCCCACTCGTCGTCAAACTCAAGTACATTATATGGTTTAGTCTCTCTGAAAATTTTGGCTGCATCAGCACCCTTCTCCATATCTCCTCCTGTTCCTGCAAGGATAGGAATTGAGAACTGTTCACCAGAGGCTGTATTCCAACATGGTACAGTATCAAGTACACATCTAGCTAAGTTAGGTATCTTACCTATCTCATCTATAATCTGCACCTTTGGACGCGTACCATTCGCGGCCATTGTATTATTACCCTCTTCATAGTTACGTACAGATATACGGCTATTAGAGCCTCTATCTAGGCCTGATTCACTATCCTTCCAGCCAGCCTTAACTTCCTGCTTCCAGTTATTAAGTAGCCTCTGTTTGTGCCATATGGGGTGGCAATTAGATAGTCCTAGGTTAATCTTATCTGCTAGTAGTTTAATGTCATTTGCGAACCCACCAGATATAACTGATTCAGTATCATCAAAGAAATTATAGATACGTCCAACTATAGAGGCACATACATTAGATTTACCAAATCCACGCGACCCTACTAGGACATATAACTTCTTCTCCCTTTCTGCTCGTTCAATATCATCACCAACCTCCCACTCGATATCTCTGAATAGAGGTACTCCCTTACCTTTAAAGTCACGTCCATCTGCTAGCTTAGTATCTAACTCAATTATCCAGTAGACTGTGTACCAATATAGCCATCCTGATATGTAGATTTGGTCATTGGCTATTCTGAATCCAAATCTTATTCTATCTCTCTCCCTTTTCCAATAAGCTCTGAAAGCTTCTTTGTCATCTTTATCTGGTTCTACTTGTTCTGGGAACCATATGTTCTTGGTGGGTTGCTTGTAACTAATCTTCTTACTCATTTGGTTTGTAGTTTAAATACAAAAGCCTAGGTATAAATACCTAAGCTCTAATCATCGTCCAGTGTACCATCTTCTAGTGGTGATAGACTCTTGTTACCTTTAATATCTTCCTTCTTTAGTTTATGCTTATTACGTAGTTCCTCCAGTGCCATTAATAACTTAGGCATGTTCTCTGCTAGTTTCTGTAACCCTAGTGTTAACTTTAATTGTTCCTCTAAATCCTCAGCTTCCATTGGGTCAATGGAGTCCATTGAGTCTAATATCTTCCTAACCATGTCCTCTAGTCTTCTCTGCTCTGGAGCAATTGAACTAGTCTGTTCGTCAATTAGGGGAGATGTGTTATGTTGAGGTACTTCCTTTATCTCCAGTTTCTTCTCCCGTGCCATAAGTAAAAAATATCATAGTATTGATGTAGAACTTTAGCGCCTCCACATCCATTACTTCTAAATTAAGTGGTTTATTATCCTTCGTAAATTCTACAACTCCCGGTGATGTCTGCTTAACATCAATGGGGAATCCTGTTGCAAGCATCTTCTCAAGCAGGGGAACTGCTGAGTTAATCTGCTCTGTTACTTTATTCTTAGTACTATCCTCCATTAGTTTCAGTTTCAAGTTCATCACGATACTTATCAATCTTCTTCAACAGCATTTCATCTGTCCAGTGGTAAGCATCCTTGTATGGGCGCATAGCTGTGCACAGATGTTGTGCAATGCTAATCTCGGGCCACAATTCTATAATCTCTAGTAGTTCTCTAAGAACTAATTGTTTGGTTTTCATTGTCTTTAAAGTTATGTTTTTACAGTGACCTTGCATTCGTTGGACATAAATGAGTGAGTTTAAATCCTTCTTAACGCTAGTTAGTGCCACCTATGCAGTGAGTCCTTTAACTGCCCACATTGCCGCAACTTCTAATAGCTTCCCTGCTTCACTCATGCAGCGCATTAACTCTTCATTCTTACGGATAACTTCCATATGGGATTGGATAGCTTCTGGTGCTAGTATAGTTGGAGGTGTGTCCATAGCCTTTTGCGCATCCTGTGAGCGATTGATTAGTCTGTCTAATAGTGCAGCAAATGCAATCTTCATATCCTTTACTTCACCATCCTTAGCGAAGTCTACTCTTATAATCTCTTGTCCTAATGTTTGGTTTGCCATATTTTATTTTGTTCTTGGGGTTAGTACTACATCAAATATTACTCCTTCTTGAAATTGGTCAAGTATTGCAGGGTTTGTAATACTCATATTAAGCTCTCCGTAAGGTGTATAAAGGGAGAAGCTGTTATCCTCAGGACTATTCTGAGGGTCATACTTAGCTTCCAATTTTACTGACTTAGTTGTCTCATTGAAGAGACTCACATTTGTACATGTTAATTTAGCTGTTATTTGCATATTAAAGTTTGTCTAGTGCTATTGTTATTTGTTCATCAACCAGTAACTGTACTGCATTCATTGAATGTATGAAGTCACTTATGATTGATAGGTCATTTGGGTCGAGCTGTAGGTCTCTATGTAATTCTACAGCTCTTTCCAATTCTGTTATAATGTCATTCATTATCTTCTCCTTTTTCTTTTAGGTGGAGTTCTGTTGGTTGGGTGTTTACCTTTGCTTGACTTAGTGGGCTTAGGGTCATTTAACTCATTAACGACCATAGTCTTAATCAAGTCCTCACTTAGTTGATTGTTTGTGTTAGGTGCCATAGTAGCTTCTATATCTTTTTGTTGTAACATCTGCATTCCCTGTTGATTCGTGATAACCTTGTAGTTATCCACTAGTGCCCTCAACAGGTGAATGTCCCATTCATGTATCATTTGTGGAGTTAAATAAATCTCTCCCTTTTCATTAATCACTTTGTTAGTCATCAAACTCTGGTTGTCTAAGGTTCTTTAATAGCTGTTCTTTAATTGAGCGTCTTATCTTCTCTCTTATGCCAATGTTCTTGATAAGGAAAGAGGAGATGTTAGTGTCATCATTAATAACTTGCTCATCCACAAATGCCATTGCATGAGTTACCATGTAAACCTTCTGAGTATTCTTCTCATAGATTGCCATCTGTCTATCCTTATTAAAGCCTGAATAGAGCAGCTCACCAGTATCAGTGTTGTAACATAATCTTAATGCCTTGTTTATCATGTGACAAAGATAAGTGTTTCTATTAAGAATCCAAATTAATTTTCTTGAAATCTCTGAGACAACAGTTAGTTATTGCTTCTACCTCAGATAATGTCTCTACCTTACCTCTAAATAACATCGTCTTCTTCTCACTTATACAATCATCCTGAATAGATGTAGTCTTAATATAGATTTGTATGTTTTCTCTCCAACCCTTATATAGTTTGAGTTCCACATCGCGCACATCCTTTTTGAAAAAGAAATAATTAACTCTCTCCTCAACACTGTTATTATCAGTCACTACTTTACCTAGTATCCATCCAGCTTCTTTTAGTATCTCTTGGTTTATCATATTGCCTCCTCTAAATTCACTGGTTCACGTTTAATAGGTTCCTTATGTACGGTTAGTTTAAATACATCAGCTTCCACTAGCTTTATACGAGCCGTTCCTGTATACACATAATACTCCTGATTATAGAAGATATTATTTCTTAAGTAAGAGGAGGGATATGTATCTGCATCATTAGCTTTACGCATCTCCTTTAATATAGTTTCAATAGTATCCTTAGGTGCTTCCAGAGTTACATCCATTGGAAGTTCCTCATTCTTTGCCCAACGGAACTGGAGGTCTATCATTGCATCCACCTTACTCAATAGTCCTGATACTTTTATGTTATGAGGATTACCCTCGACTTTACATAGGCTGTTTGGTGGTAGAGTATCAACATACTCCCTATAGTCCTTTATAGTCTTTATTTGTGTTTGCTTGCTCATCTGGTTTTATTATCCTCAAAATATCTCTACTTGATACAACCAAACACTTACTAGTAATCTCCTGAATTCGTCTGAGGGGAATATCATAGTGATTCTTATGGAACCAACATCTCTTAATATTCAAGTCCTTAGCCATCGTATGTAGATTCTCTATAGAGTATGGGATACAGACTAAGTGTCTGGCTGTATCACAGTAGTATATCATAAGCTATCTAAAAATTGTTGTTTACTTTGATTCAATCTCTTGTTAACTATGCTCTTGAACAGTTTGTACATATCCTCAAACTTAAAGTCTGGTTCCGCAATAAGGTGCTCCTTATATTTTGGTGTACATAATGGTGATTGTAAGTATGGGAATACATATCCCTTTCTTTCCAATACTGTCCTAATCTCTTTGTCACTGTAAAATGTGTTCTCTACTTTAGCGCCCATAGTTAGTCATTTAGTATAACCCAGTCTGCATCAGCATCTTCTTCTCTAGGTTCAAACGAATGTACGACATTTTTGAATTTATCCACCTTAACTGTGCGAAAATATTTTACCCAACCTACATTATCTAATAGCATAATGTATTCTTGATTGAACCCATTATCCCAATCTATGCGTGCATACTTCTCACCCGGAGTTATAATACTCCTACTGATTACCTGTTCCCATGTGTAAGTATTAACCTTCTTCTGTGATGCTACATCAATGGCTGCATCAATCTCAGTCTTACTAACATTCTTCATGTCCAACTCTACTAGGTCGTCAATTAGAGGAGGTGTATGTGATATATTCTCAGGATAATTCAATGAGAAGTCCTCATACCTATCAATATCTAACTCCTGTTCCATCTTATAGATTAATGTATCCATAAGGTTCTCTATTGAAGTCTTAATACTATCACTTAAGAAAGGATTAGCTACTAGGTGAGATAAGCTTGTTAACTGTTCAACGGTGGCCTCTCTTTCTCTACATACGCATTGTGCGCGATTACATGTTTCCATTTGTATGTTTGTTTTTATATGACTCTACCTTATTACAACCCCCTATAGTATCAAATTCCCCACAGGTGTTTCTAATGATGAAATATTCTGGTTCAAAGTATTGCTCAAAGGGAGTTGGATTGTTTTCAACATGTCTTCCCCATAATTCATCATCGTTACGAATCTCCTCAACATAGAATATTCTACCTTCTCTATAGTTAGAGGTTATCATGTCACCTACCTTTACCATTTGTTTACCGGGCATTTAGATTGTTTAGCATATGGTTTAAGTGCTAATGAGCATCCGCATAATGTACAGTGTCTATATGGTACATTGTATCCACTCACTGTATTCTTGCTATTGTCTGGACATACATTACATATGGCCAATCTCTTATTAGCTAATTCTTTAATCTCTCTTGGGGAGAAGAATCTATTGACTAGCCCTGTAGCTATCAGATGTTTATTCTCCCATATCTGTTTAATGTTGGGTAGCATTTCTTCTCTTAGTTTTAATCTTAATCTCTGTTTCTCTATAGAGCTTAGCTATATCATTGCGTCTAGCTAGCATCTTTCTTAATTGTTCACTTAATTCAGCAATATACTCCTCCCTTGTCTTCTTCTTGAACTCCTCTGTAGTGTTCTTAAAGAATCTTAACTGCTTGATAAGATATAGTATGTTCTTATTCAGCTTGTTACGAGAAATGGAGAGTGTTCCAATATTCTTTAAGTAAATGGAGGTGTGTTCCCCACTAGCTATTGCTCCTTTAACTCCCTTCCAGTAGAATGCATTAATCTTTTTAACAATGGCTTCATCTATACCTAGCTCACGCGCCACCTCTTTGTTAACATTGTTAATAGTATCTATCATACATTCTCCAGTTTTATTATCATACCCATCTTATTCTCAACTGTGAACTGTAACTCTTTGATAAGCACAGTTTCCCCATCCCTATTCTTCTCAAGAAGACGGAGCTTACGCAATTTTGTAATAGTATTCTCTAGGGAGTTAGGGGAGTTGAGGATTTTACTGCGCAAGATGATATCTTTAGTGGACTTTTTAAATCCATATACAGCAAAATATGACAGAATATCTAACTCTGTCTTGTTAATCTTTATATTCTGAAAAAGACAGTAAGTATGTAGCATTAGATTAGCTAATTCTACCTTACTCACTGTCTCTTTACGTAACTTTAGTATTTGCATTGGTGCTGGTTTGATGCAAACCTATGTATTTTTATCCATATTTCCAAATTTTTCTTCATCTGGAACTATAGTTATAGGTATCATATCCCAATCAGCTATAATCTTTGTCTCATCTAAGCATGAGCAGAACCATAAATGTGCACTATTAGCTTCTGGGAAGTTAGCTGTCCAGATTCTGTTGTCACCTCTAAGTGCAAATGGCATCCCATACTCCACTTTATTTGTTAAAGAGTCATAAGATGTACGTGCATCTACTCTCATGGCGTCATTAAAGGTGCGCATACCTGCCTCATTAGTGAATACTTGAACCCTACGCTGAGGTCTAGGTACATTAAATACCTGATGCATTGTGTCTCTAATTGTTTCAGCAGTTAAGGGAGTAGTAGGTTCACTTGAATTCCTTATAGTCTCATATAAACCACCTCCCCTATTTACCGTATGGTAATCAAAGGCATCTCTATCTAGTCTTACTGTAAAGGGTTGACCATCTATTCCCGGTGCACTAACAGGGTCTACTCCTACAACATATGGCATAGGTGTATTAACTGGTGCCTGCCATGTCCATCCATTGGTAGTCTCATCATAATGATATTGTGCGCTACCATCTCCTACTGGCATCATCTGAGCTAATGGGTTAGCTGCTATTGTAGCATTTGCCCATGTTTCTGCTCTATCTGTCATTGGCATTTGCCCTATCTCATCTACTATGTATGGGCGAACTGTAGTACCATTATATGGATTTACCACTCCACTAAGACTGTTTATCGCTGCTTGACTAGTGAAGCGCCCCACCATTTGTTCATTAGGGGAGGTGTTCCCAATACTTATTTCCCCATTAAGATAGTTCCTAGCTGTATTGTTATCTATATATACTGGGCCTAGAGCTGGGGCACTATTCCAATGTATATAGTTTGATGATGGGCCTGTATGTTCTCCTGTATCTACTGACCCCTCAGGATAGAATCCACTAGTAGGTTGTCCACTTACTTGACCCTCAACTATATGTACACCAACTCTCTCCTCTAATTGACGTATCTGCTGTTGCAATAATCTCTCTTGTTCTGTATCCATTTGTGCATCATTTATTAAGCTTTGGGCTGATGCCATAGCTATGTTATATTGTATTTGCTGTGTACGCATTCTTTCTATGAGACTTGTGCGCCCCATCTGCCTGCCTTGTATTAGTATAGCATCCCTATTAGGATAGCCCCATAAAGTATCTAGTATTGCCTTCTCGTGACTAGGTATCCAATTCATAACGTAAAGATAGTCTATTTGATGAATTTTCCAAAAATTTTCCCCGGAAAAAACCTACAAAGTTCAACATATCTATATGAGGGCTTACCACCCTGTGTAGTTAGCCCGGACTAGATTGTGCGCGTGGGGGTGTGCCCGGTATCGTGGCACAGCTCAGAATGGAATAGTAACAGTCCATCGAGACAGATGTCAGCGCGCAACCAACACTAGGCTTCTATCCGTTATGGAAGTAGTTATATTTATCGTTAACGCCTTAAAACAAATGTTATGGCAAGTACAAACAAAGGTTTCATCCCACAGCTACGTGGAGTTGACCCAAATGATGCAGGCGTAGTCGCCGCAAGAGAAGCAGCTGCCAAGTTTGGTATGCTGAAGTTCTTATGTAGTAACCCTAAGCCTATCAGGCGAGCGGGTGGTAGTGTATTCTTCTTGTATGTTGTTAACTTCAACAATCAGGATGAATACGAAGCGTATGCAGACGTTATGGATAACGTGCGTGTTGACGGTGCAGATGGTACGCCAAGAACTGCACTAATCCAAGACCCTGTTACACAGCAGGTGTTGTTTGCATCACCAGTATGGCAGGGCAATTCTTTCGAGATTGCTTGGACATCAGGTGCTCCGGGCAAGAATCCTCTTGGACGCTTCGTACCGAATGACATGGATGCGCTGGCACGTGGTAGTGCAGAGCAGAATACCATGATTAACCAAGAGCGTGCCAAGCTTATCGCTGCACGTGGTGTTGGTAAGATTGGCCGTCTAGCTCTTGTTCGTGGTAATAACAACCAGAACGATGAGTCTGAACTGAGTCCTGAACAACTGCAAGCTCAGATTGAGGCTGCACGTATGGACAATGTCACAGCTGGTGCTGGTGAACAGCCCGGTGGTGGAGGACAGACTCCAGCTCAAGATGGTAAGTAATAGTTCGTAAATTGAACTAGGACTAAATGAAAAGGGAGTGTATTATAATGATACACTCCTCTTTCTTTTTCTCACGTAATCAACTAAATCTAAATACAATGCTAGTTTCCCTTAATTTAAATCAAGCTGTAGTGTTTGAAATGCTACGCCAAATGCAAGAGAGTAATGCCAGCAATGCTGTATTTACATTCCAACTACCTGATGTTCAACCAATTGGGGGATTTGTTATGAACCCTATAGGAGATGCAACTAAAGGTAATCCTAATGAGTATAATCCTGAAGGTGAGGAAGTTCTTATTGGTGGGCTAAGTGCATCAGACTTAGATACTGCTCGCTTCATGCAAGCACGTAACACAGAGTCTATGAAGGAATCACATAAGTGCCAAGAGGAGTTCTGGAAGGAAGCAGATAAGATGAGAATGGAAGCTAGAGCTAATAGTAACAGAAATGACCAGCAATAAGCTGGTTAATTCTTGGGTTCACAACATATAGATATTGATTGGAGTAAGATAGTATTTCGGAACAAGACACAGCATCCGCTATCAGTGAGTGTTAGTAAGTAGCAAACTCTTTGTTTTAAGAAGCTTTTTTGTGCTTAGCGGAACGGAGTGTAGCGGTTAGCCGAAGGCGTAGTACGTTTGCATTAAGGTGCTACTCACATAGCTACTGCGAAGATAGTGGTTTTGGAGCATACTTCCAAATTTATTTCTTCATTTAGACAATACATCGCATTAACAAGCATTTAATTAACTAATAATCGTTTATAAACGTTTAATATTGATTTATAAATGTTTGAGAGTTATATGAGCTAGTAGTTATGGGATGTTTTCATCACATTCTTAACTACTATAATTTGCATTACTCTACTTGATATACATCGCATTAACACGTAGTCAAATGGCTACACATACTCACATAATAGTGGGGCAATATGATTACACACTGTGCTTAATAGTAAAGCTAGGGCATTAACCTAAACAAGGTGTCGGCACACCTCTCTATTAGCGTAGTGTGTAATAATATTGATATAAACTATGCATATTTGCGCAATACCTTCGACAAGTACTGTGTTATATATAAGCTCAGCATCACGCAAGATGGGATGAGGAGCGGGCACAAATACACGAATATCCTGTGTATTTACTCACATTAGGTCGGAATTGTGAGGTTTATATGTTATACTGTGGGCTATTAACGCTGGCTCACAGTATAATATTAAGGGTATATATAGCATTAACAATTTAAAACACATTAGTCATGTCAGCACAATTGCAAGCATTACTGTTATCCAGACTATCGGGTGCAGCACGAGCCAAGCAGGCTGTTATTGACCTAATGACTTCACAAGGACACGCAGACGCTAGTAAGTTGGAGCAGATAAATACTGCACACATTAGGGTTGAGTGTCTATTAGATTTGTGTAGAGAGTTAGATGAAGATGGATTAAGGGAGTTGAATGAGATACAGACATTGTATCCACTAGCCTTACCAACAAATCTAATTAATCAAGTAATAGGTCAATCCAGTGATGATATAGCAGATGATATATCAGTAGCTGCTTAAATAACATTAAAGATGAACGATTAAAAGGCTACTACACCTCCATTGTGTCGAGCACACGTCCAAGGTGGGTAGAAATACTAGTTACCACTGAACAGGACTTGGTGTGGTAGTCTTTTAATAACTCCTTGCAGGGAGTATAAACAGGTGTTAGGCTGCAAGCGTCCATTATGGGGTCACATATTAAATCTTAAACATGATACTTAATATTCAAGTAAACAGCTTTAAAACGCTCAATATCGAAGGTATTGACATATCTACATTCTCATTTTATGGTAGTACCGATGGGTATGACTATAATGATGCGAAATCATCAAACACTATAGGATTTAGCTTGTTAGACGACAGTAAGGTTGAAGAAACAGTAAAGATTATAACTGAGAAATTCAATCTTAATAAGGAATCCACTAAAGTAGAGGACTATGTCAGTATAGGCCATATATACGGTGAGACAAGACCAAGGATACGTATTAAGTTCACCAATGGATATAAGGGGATGACTAGTCCACCTAATTTCTCATTTAGAGCTGGATAATATGAATGTAATAATTAAGACAAAAACAGCTGAATTAGAAGCTATACTCCCTATTGACTTTAGTGGAGATATAGCTTCTATCAGGCTTATTGACAACTCAGAATGGCCTATTCCTATAGCTGATATAGTGAGTATTGATGCCTGTTAAATATCATTTAAACACCCCAAAACAATGACACATAATATTAGATTACTCATCTTAGCTGTAATGGCTATTATCATGCTACATGCATGTGGTTCATCCCCTGATAAGGGAGAGGTTAAATTTAGGACTAGACAGGCAACACAAATGAGTTCAGGTGGATATCTCTTTGAAGATGGTATACATCTTAACCATTTGGACTCTAGTTATAGAGTGGGCGATACTGTACGTGATGGATGGAATAACAGATATTATATTCTCTTAGAGCGTGTTAAATAGTTTATCATGGAATCAATAGATGCACATATAGAACTAATTGGCGACGCACCAGAAAGGGAACGTGGTATTGTAATCATATCTGCTGGTGTAATGGGTAAGACTGCTATGTTACATCACGCACTACTTGCATTGGCTATGGACACTCACTCTACAATAATGGTTATTACTGATGAAGAGGGTGTACCACCTACTGTTACAGAGCAGTTAGATGCTATTGTTGAAAGGTATGAGTTTAAGAGACATTATGATTTTGATATACCTGAATTAACTACCGCTCAATACTTTACACAAGAGTATCCTAAGCCACAGTATAATGCGTGGAATAACAAGTTCACTAAACAGTGTACTAAAGTAAACAAATCAGTTCACAGAACAAGAGCTAATCTTAAATAGCTATGAAAGAATATATTCCTGAAATAGATGGTATGTTACAGCCTGCACCTAGTATGCGTCGTGGGCTTGGCCTATTAGGTGTACTAGCAGGCTTAGCTATGATGGGTACATCATCAATTAATGGTGGCATACACTCATCACAGATTACCAGTCATATGCCTGAGAAACCAATACCTAATGGTCACAAGCCATTTAACATTGATGGTGTAATAATATACGCCCTCAATGAGAAGAATGCACGTAAGAAAGCAAATAAACGTAAATAAGAGTACTACTTAAGCTAGTTTATGAACAGCCACATTGACGTAGCTCACAAGGCACAGTTATGTAAAGGAGTGAGATGCTCCATTAATCTTAAAACACCCCAAAAACAAATGAAAAATATCTCTTTATTAATATGCGCATTGGCTATTATGCTCATTGGCATATCTCTAGGTGCTATTGGTATCTATTCGATAACACATACACCAACTATTAAGGTTGTGGTAGCTCCAACAGAGTATCACATGAATGTAGACACGGTAGGTTATAACATATTCGATGAGAGTATGGAGCCTATTGGTAGTATTAAGTATGGTGAGAATCCTACTCTCGATAGTCTAATGGATTATGATAATTTATGAGACATCCGGGCACACTAATACATTATGGACATACTGAATACATTCCTGAACGAGTAGGTAAAATTGTCAATAGACAGTGGATAAAACCATATGGTGGACTATGGACATCACCTATTAACTCTGAATGGGGTTGGAAGGATTGGTGTACATCAGAGGGTGTTAGGCATATTGATAAAGTTAATAGCTTTAAACTAGAGTTGAATAAGGAAGCTAGGATATATATTATTGACTCTTTAATTGACCTAATAAGATTACCTCTTATTCACCATCCTTTTTTGCCTAGTATGAGGTTCATTGATTTCGAGTCAGTGTCAAAGTCACATGATGTCATATGGCTGACTCAACGTGGTGAGAGTACTACACGTTACTCAGAGCCTAATCTATATGGTTGGGATGTTGAGAGTGTATTTATAATGAATCCAAATTGTTGTAAACAAATTGATATTAAAACACCCCAAACAAAATGAGACAAGGTATATTACTAGCCTTTGTGGCTATGATGATACTATCCATAATATGGGTAGTAGGTAATAGACTAGAACAAGGTTCTGGTACTGTTAAGGCAAGCACTATTGATAAAAGAGCTAGACTCATTTATGAAAGTGCTCTGTATCAATATAATCCATTACAAGCTGCACGTGATGAGCAACCCTCTGAACATGTAGTAGTAATCTATACACAATCTAGGGAAGAAGTGCCTGCTAAAGGAGATAATCTAGTTGTGTTAGAAGTAACTGGAAATGCTGATAGTATGTGGGTTGGTAATGTAAATTAATGAGCCATGTATACAGAGATACGTAAGCAAATAATATTGCAAGTAATCATGGCACATAATATCTACGCTAATGTGTGGAATATGTTGTATCCCAATGCTCCTCACCCTATAAAGGTATGGAGCCTTGATATAGAGGACAAGGATGTTAATCGTTACTGTATCTACGAGAAATCAGTAGAGATTAGTGATGCTGACGGAGGGCCTCTATTTGCCCCTAGAGTACTCGTTAGGTACAAGACCAAGCGAAGGATTGTACAGGCCAATGAGAAGCCTGTAGAGTACCTTTACACACGGGATGTATCTATAGACTATCTAGACAGTCTAGATGCTTATAAGGATGTAATCACTAAGGAGTTAATGGAACAAGCTACTAAAGCCTCCATTAATAGCAAACTAAACCTAAATAAGCATGGAGCCTCGCAATAAGCCTGAAATTATACTATGCGCAGCTATATGGTTTAATGACGGTAAGAGTTATGTACATCAGCCTAGAAACATAGCTACTGGTGTGGTAATGTGTGGGCATAGACATGGTTGCATCTTTGAACAAACTACTATGCTTGTTAGAGAGCGTAGGGAATTATTGGGTATGATAATAGAGGAGCAAGGCTTCTTAACATCTAAGAATAGGTTTGTAGATAGGACTGAAGGAGCTATTATAGCTAAACGAAATAATCAGTGTGCACAAGATGTGACAACACTGTATAGCGAAAACTTATACTGAGTAGTTCGGTATGTAGTTGATATGTGATGAAACGTATAGGAGTGTGTTCACACTCCTTGTTTAATGTAGCTACGCCTCAGTTGAGGGTATAGGTCACAAGCCCTAGTAAATACAGAGTGAACAAATAATAAAACACCCCAAATGAGAGTAGTAATTCCTTTAATCATTGCATTCTTCATACTATTAGG